GTTGAAAGTCAAATACAATAATAACTTTCTTCTCATTAAATCCCATCAAGTCCATACCAAAACAGGGGAGGTTACTCCCCGTCTTTGGATATAATATGTTGTTGTAAATACAACATTTATCATTCCATATTTCAACTTCTCTTGACTTAATTAAATTGGGATTGGAATAAGTCTTAGCAGTAAGACTCATTCCTTTTGATTCCCACTCACCCCACACTTCATTATGCCTTAATGATATCGTTTCGTGGAGTGCGTGTTTATACTTTTCCCAAAGTTTCATTTGCGTGTAATTTTACCCTTTTCGTGACGGTGTTGTGGATAGTCTTGCTCTTGTGCTTTTTGTGTCATTACAGGTAGTTGTCCTTCGTGACCGTGAGCAATACCGAGTTCGTGCATTCTAGCGTGTTCTCTAATCTCGTCTTTTAGGTCTTTGCCACCAGGACCAAAGGTATAGTATACACCGTACCCCATTAGTCCTGCAAGAGATGCAACTATCCAAAAGATAAACACTCCTGTTGGTGGTAATCCATCATAATTACCGTGTTCAATCAAATTAAGAAATACCATTGTCCTCCTGTGTTGTTGGCATTTGGAAATCTGCATCTACTTTGTCATACAGTTCCAAGAATGATTGTTTTGTCTCATCATCAAAACGATTGATGCAGACTTGTATTGATTTTGCTTTATCACCAAAGATTGAATATGCACGAATGATGTGAACCAATCTTCTTGTGCTGATGATTTCTTCGATACCACCATCATAGAAGGTTTTACGAATAATGTCAGCCCAATCTACTAATCTCTTGACAAATGCTGTGTCATTTACTTTGACACTATCTGCGTGAAGTGTGAGTAATCTCTCTTCCACTTTTGGGTGTGGATATGATTGCTCAAAGGTAACTGGAAATCTTTCAAGGAATGCTTCATTCAATACGTTAGTACCAATAAAACGTCCATCGTCAGAACCTTTACCTTTTGTGTTTGCGGTTGCAATCACATTAAAACCTGCTTTAGGTGTCACAAACTTACCAATCTTCTTTAAGAATAATCCCTTACCCTCAAGAACTGGTTGTAGACAAAGTATCTTGTTAGATGCTAAGTCAATCTCATCTAGAAGGAGGATAGCTCCCCTCTCCAAAGCTTCGATGACAGGACCGTTGTGCCAAACAGTATTACCATCAACAAGACGAAACCCACCAATAAGATCGTCTTCGTCAGTTTCGATTGTGATGTTGACACGAATTAACTCCCTCTTGAGTTGTGCACATACTTGTTCTACACCGAATGTTTTACCATTACCTGATAGACCAGTAATGAATGTTGGATAGAACTGTTTTGATTGAACAACTTTCTTGACATCAGTAAAGTGTCCAAACTTAACAAAGGTATTATCTACAGTTGGAACTAAATTCTTCTCTGTAATCGGCATGACTGCAGGAGCAGCAAAACTATTTTCAATCTGCTGAACACTCTCCTGTGTAACTTCTAAGTTCCACTTACCTTTGGAAACTTTGTATTGTTGTAACTTTCTAGTTACTGTTTGATATGTAATATCATTCATTGCACAGAACGCTTTGATATCCGCTGCTGTGAACTCAGTGCCATAAAGTGCTTTTAGTTTTGCAATTACTTGGTCGGCAGTCATTTTAATCTCGAAGGGCATAATAAAGTTTGATTTTCATTTGATATATTCATTATAATCAAAAAAGAGGGTTGTGTAACCCCCTTGTGTGCCACTTTATCGATTGGATATAAACTGTTCTAATTCTCTTATCAATCTTTTTCTACTGTGTCTACGGTCTAACTCAATTCCTATGGCTCTACCATATGTTTCAAGTTGAAGTTTAGACATTGTAGTAAAATCTAATGGTTCAGGATTAACTGGGTCTTCAACTGATGCAGGTGAATTATCTACATCAACAGTTGTCTGTTGAGTAGTTTTAGGTGAAGTTACACTTTCATATGCCGAATGAACTTCGCCACTACTTAATAGTTCAGTAAATCTAGTCATTTTTATTCCTCAGTGTTTGGTTCTTCAGTGGTTTCTGCTGATACTTCAGTCTCAGGTTTTGGTTCCTCTTTAGGTGCATATACTTTCGCATACGCATCTAACATTTTTGCTGCATCTTCAGGTGTAATTCTAACCATTATAATAATATAAGTTACACTTTATTTATTATGCCACCAATTCAATAAATTCTCCAAGTATTTTCTTATTCATCTTCTTATTCTTAAGACTTTTAACAAATGCTCTTTTGATATCTGCCTTTGAGTCAGACTTAGGTTCAAACTCTGCATCGTTTGCAAGTGCCTGTGAAGCAATACCAAAGTAAGTATGATAACCCGCATCTTTAATTGCAAATGACCTTTCCTTTCTCCATCTAAGCATTGTCTTTTCAACTAACTCATTACCATATCCAAGATATCTGCGAGCGAATTGACCACCATCACGACTAGACATGATACGAATACCAATGAAGTTCATATTTGGTAAACGTTCTCTAAGATTACGAAGAAGAACATCAGTCTGATTACGGTCATCATAGTAATGACCTTCACAACGATATGTTGTTCCTAATTGTCTATCACGAATAAAACAACTCTCACCAAAATATTGTGTTCCCATATATGGTTCATCATCCCAATCTCTATGAACTTCCTTATTAAATCTCATTGGTTGACCCTCACCATCAGTCAGAACAACACATTGAACTTTCTCAACTCCAGTTTCTTTCTTGAACTTAGGAAGTATTTGACGAAGTGCTATCATTGTTTCATTTAATGGTGTTCCTGATAGTCTGAAACCCAAAGGTGCTTGCATCCAAGCATTATTATATTTCCAATCAGATGATGCACCACATCTGAAGATATTAAGCATTTGACGGTCTAAATCTCTAGTTTTTGTGGTATGTGTAAAGAAGTTTAGAAGATGAAAATTATCAGGTATTTGTATTTCTTTATCCTTTAATTCAGCAACTCTTGGTTTATCTGTATTTGGATAATCAACAGTAAATGCATAGACTTCATAAGGTATCTGAACTTTACGACAGAACCAAATCAAATTGTATAGTTGCTTCAATGTATCTAGTATTACATTGTTCATTGAACCAGACCAATCAAGAATGAATACTAGTCCGTGGTTTTTGCCATCGGGCACCACTGTGATTTTCTTGAAAATATCTTCATTGAACTTATATGTATGAAGAGATTTGGTATCCAAGACACCAGTACGACTAGTAGAAGAGCGAGCATAAGCTCCTGCAGATTTGCGTCTCTCGAATTCTTTGACAAGATAGTTTACCTCTTTCTGTGCATCTCTCTTGAATTTATAATACATCTTATCAACTTCACTGTAAATTGGTTCATCACTTGGACTCGTATTAAATCTTTCATGATACTCTTTTTCATATCTGATTTTTCTTTCTTCACAATCTACCCAATTTTTATCCATTGATTGATGAACTTTCTCATTATCAACGATAATATTTTCTAAAATTAACTCAGGTATTTCGACATATTGACTTTCTCTAGTCTGAGTATTTGTAAGATTTTTAAGTGCTTCGCTCAATGACTTCATTGTTTCTGAGTCAGGTTCTTCACTCCACTCTTCCTTAACATTATCATTAAGATTGAAATCCTCAAAGTCTTCAATTACTGGTTCGTTAGTTGCCTGTGGTGTGCCACTATCAATATCTGCTTCAGTCTCTTGTTGTGTCTCTTGACCGTCACCATCGGTCTCACCAGATGTTGAACCTATCATATCATCAAGTCTGATTTCATCACTCTGCATCTCAGATAATCTATCCATCTCTTCTTTCTCTTCTGCTTTTTTCTGCTTACAGTATGCGTATAACTCTTCTGCAACATCAAGTGCTTCCTCGAATGTTTCAATCTTGTCAATCTTGTTTACAAAGTATTGCTCTTCCTCATTAAAATCAATATCAACAAAGTTACCAATCTTGAAGTGTATATTAATACGGTCTGCAAGGTTCATATCATTTACATCTTTGTCTTTTATCTCAAAGAAATCAATATCAGTTAATTCATTGTATGCATTAAAAAATGTCTTAGATGTTCCCTCATATCTACGCTTAATAAGTTTTTCAATTCTTGCATCTTCAACAATATTGACAAATGCATGAGATGTAACTCTACCACCTTCTCTCCAATCCACATCAGGTGTGTAGAGAGCGTGTCCGACCTCATGACATACAAGCATATCAAATACACCTTCACTTGCTTTATCCCAGTTAGGGAGTGTTAGAACACGACTGTGAACATCGAACTGTGCAGTCTCTACATTCTTATGCTCTACAACTAAATCCTCTGTTGCAAGTAGTTTAGCGAGTGTTGATTTGATTTCGTGTTTCATCTTATCTTTGTTTGATATACACAGTATAAACTAAAAAACCGCCCAATGGACGGTTCAGTGGACACTTTATTAACTGGTTACTTCTTCGATTTTTTCATTCCCTGTTGTATCTGAGTATTCATTTTACTAAATCCTTGTTCTATTTTACCTGATTTAAGAAAATCACTAAACTTATTTACTGCACCTGGCAATTCATCAGTCATTTTGGTAACTTTATCATCTACAAAACCTTTTACTTTATTAATTGCTTCTTCATCATCTTTAGCACCTAATTTTTCAAGTGCTTTATTTTTTACAGTATTAATAACAAAATTTTTGACATCTGCTGGATTGATAACCTTACCTATTCCCTTTGCAGTTCTTTCCATAGACTTTTCTATATTCGGTAAAACTTTAGGTGTCTCTTCTTGAAATTGTTGAAATGTTTTCATTATGCTTTCTCGTTAATAGCGGTTACGTTCCAACCATTAGTGGTTTTCTTTTCCCAGATGTAATCCTCTGCCTTTGCTTTTGCTTGAGACGTATAAGTTTTACGATTATCATAAGTTTCAGTCCACCTCATATCACCTTTATAATAAACAGGTCTTGATGTAATAAAACTTGTTTTTTTAATATGCCAAGCCATTTTGATCTTTTTAGGTATTTATTAAGATGCCATTTGTGAAAAACCCTTTACCTTCTCAAACCTTATGACACTCTCAAACTTATCATGTAGGTCTGCTTTATGAGATATTACAAAGACATTTGCATCTTTAATTACATATCGGATGATTTTTAAAAACTCATCAGTTCCCATACCATCAAGAGAACTATCAAATACTTCATCCATAATTAATAGATTTGTATTGACTGAGTTCTTAACTCTTGCAACTTCTCTCCAAGTAAAAAGTAATGCTAAGTCAATACGCATCTTCTCACCTTCACTAAAAGAACTATATGAAAAGTTTTCGTGAATCGGTGATTCAATCGTTTCACTAAATTCCTCATCTAACTTAAAGTTGATATAGAAATCCATCATCTGCAAATAACGATTTACCTGCTGATTAATGAGTGGTAGATATTTTTTGATTATCTTAGTCTTAACTCCATCGTCTTTTAGCAATGTATATGCAAAATCATGATACATGATTTCTGTTTTTCTATCTGCTAATTCCTTAAAAATGCTTTGGAGGTTTTGATTAAACTCTTCTAACTTTCCATGTTCAGTATTTCTGTTCGCAAGTTGGTCGGTAATTTTCTGAATTTCTGATTCCAGATCTCTGATTTGTCGGTTGAATCCAGATATCCGAGTATTGTTTTGAGAAATGCCATTATTGAGTTTAGTAATCTCCTTTGTTAATTTGGTGAAAAGACGCTCTCGTTCTTCTTCGTTTTTAATTGCTTCTTCGAGTTCTTTATACCCAGATTGCAACTCTTTTGCTTTAGTTTGAGCGTCACTGATTCTATTTAATCGAAATGATTCTTCTATATCCTGAGTGCAGGTGGGACATACCGTATTTTCTGTAAAAAACTTATGTTCTTTTGTTATAGTTGATACTTTATTGGATATTTTACCCTTCAGATTGTTAAGAGACTTTAATTTTTTATTCGATCCTGTTACCTTTTCCTGCTCTTGAGTTTTATTAAAAACATCATTTTCTAACTGTTGATTTTCTAATGAGTATTTCTCTGCATCCTCTATCAAAGAATCAATTTTAGTTCTTTTACCTTTAATATTTTCCTTCCCACGATTATCTAACTCTTCAATAAACTTTTCTTGCATCTCAAGTTTATCTTTGACATTATCTTTCTTTAAGTCTAATACCTGAATATTTTCTTTCTGTTTTTTTATCTTATCACGAATGATTGTGTTCATTGCAGAGAAGATACGAATATCTAACAAGTCTTCAATCACCTCTCTACGATTTGTTCCTGATAGTTGCATAAAAGGAACAAAAGCACTACTACCTAAAATTACAATTTGCGTAAATGATTTATAGTTTACTTTAAGTATATTTTCTTCTAATATCTTTTGCATTGCACGATCATCAGATTGTTTATGCATCTTCTGACCATCTACTTCAATCTCAAATAAATTTGGTTTGATTGACCTTCGGACAATATATTGTCTACCATTAATATCAAACTCAACTTCCACTAAACAATCTTTCTCATTCGTAGCGTTAATGAGTTGAGATTTGTTTATCTTACGAAATGGTTTGTTGAATAAACTAAAGGTAAGAGCATCCAACACAGTTGATTTACCTGTGCCGTTTGTTCCTACAATTAAATTTGTTCCGTTTTTTATAAAGTCAATTTCTGAGAAATGATTTCCTGTCGAAAGGAAATTTTTCCATCTAATTTTTTGAAACGTTATCATCCTTTGGTGGCGGTATTACGATGTCATTAGGGGTAATCACTGCATACTTATAATTATACCTCTTACAAGTCAAAATGGCAAGTGCATCATCAATTTCAATGACCTGCATTTCTTTATCTTCATCCTCCTCAAGCATCATTGCATATCTTTCTGCATCATCCTCTTCCTCAAACATAAACAAAACTTTTTCACCATAACGATTCAACACTGCGTATGCACCGTTTTCCTGTTTTTTGTCTAGTGTAAGAAGATACATTTAGTCTACCTCGCAAGCTTCTGCGTATATTTTTTGTAGAATACCTTTAATTAGGGTTTTATCTCCCTCAAACTCAGAGTCATCAATATAACGATTCAATATACCAATTGTGTTTTCAGTTTCCTCTACCTCAAAGTCTGCTGCCTCTTGAAGAACAAAGTTCTCAATGATTTTTAGATCTTGAATACCAGAGTTGTATAATTTATCTATAAATTTTTCAAACTGTTTCTGGTCGGTTTTCCGTTTGACTATGACTTTTACTATCTTATTCTTGAAATCTCGATAGTCAAATAATTTATAATTTGTATCTTCATAGTAGATATTATAGAATAAACGATAAGGATTATTAACAGGAGTATGTTTAACAGAAGTAGTATCAAAGAGATGAAAACCTCTCTTATCATTCACATCATTCCAAAACATTTCATAAGGATTACCAAGATAATAAATCTTTCCATTATTTGATCTTGTATGATAATGTCCAGAATAAACACGATCAAACTTATCAAATACCTTCGTATCCATACCGTGCTCCATTGTATGACCACGAGTTGCTACAAAACCATTTAACTCTAAATGACCCATCACAACCTTTGAGTCAGACATCTTAATCGCTTCAAGTGTTTCTGAACGATTCTCCTCATTAATCCAAGGTAGAAATAGAATATCTAATCCACCTACATTTATTTCGGTAGGTTTTGAGTAAACTTCAATATTATTATATTCCTTGAGTAAAAGATCAACTGTATTCACAGAGTTTGTATCTTTGTAATATGCAGTATGATTTCCAACAATAATATGAACCTTGATACCCATTGCTTGAAGTTTATCAAAGTAAATTCTTTTTGACCATTGAAGTGATGCTAAATCAATATTCCTTCGATTGTCAAAGGTATCACCCATATCAATGATGGTATCAATCTTATTTTCTTGAAGATATGGAAAGAAGATATCATCATAAAACTTTTGGAAATAGTTATTGATATAAGAAGCACCTTTTCTGGCACCGAAATGCTGGTCTGTAATAATTACGATGTTCATCTATTGGAAGACTTATATTGAATATTATCTTTGATTGTATTGTAATCTGAACTACTACCTGCTAATGCACCATCATCGACAGTCATCACTTCATCAAATCCTGTCTTCTCAATTATCTTTGTCTTGATTTCTAATTGCTTCTTCTCCTTCTGTATGCGTCTCAGAAAAGCATAGTGTATAATCTGTGTAAAGTATGCAAAAGGATTACGAGACTTCTCTGGGTCGAAGTTATGAATGTATTGGACACAATTCTCAATTCCGTCAGATATCATATCATCACGGAACATATAGTTTACAAAGTTTGGTTTATATGATAGATGAGTTGCTATCTTAAGAAAGCACTCTCCAAGATAGTTTGTAATTCTCGGTTTCGGCAAATCATTTTCCTTTGCGTGAGCAACTTTACCTCTGTAAACAATTAGTGCTTCTAATAATTCCTTATTATTGACATAATGCTCAGATTTCTTTCTTACCATATCTCGTATCTGAATGTATCCATATTATAACATTATTTACTTGACTTGACAACACCCTCAAAAACGTATACAATAACCTTTGTAAGGTTTCAAGGACATATTAAGACTCTTTCTTTGGATCTGTATTACCCTTAAAGATATTCTCAAGGCTCTGGCGAGCATCTTCAACTGTTGTGATAAATCCCATCTTTGGATGTAGAGATACTTTACCGTCAATCTCAATATCAATATCATCTTCATTTAAATACTTTTCATAAAAAGTTATCATTCGATCATCAGATACTTCTGACATTGTAACTATTTTATCATACTTTAACAGGAAAAGATCTTCAGTAGGGAGTTCTAACCACGGGCGAACCTTTACATATGCCCCTGCAGGAGATTGAAGCATTTTCATAATCACAGGATTTGACAGCATTATAATTGGGTCTCCATCATTCTCATCGACAGAGACTAAGGCAAAGATTTCTTCACCTGTGACTAATTTTAATACTGCGTGAAACTCTTCTCCCATTATTTTTTGAGTGGTATGTTAACTATATCATAGTTAAAGTTCTCTTCATTATACACTTTGATTCTTTCAATTAAATGATTGAGTGTATAGTTTCTTCGTGATTTGTAACTGATATCATCAGCGATATCATAGAGTGTTGCTTTAGTTTTATTACTTCCTTTACGAAGTACACGACCTATCGACTGTAGGTTTCGTATCCGAGACTTAGAAGGAGATGCAAAAATTATATTGTGCAAATTCTTGATGTTAATCCCAGTGGAAAAAGTCCCGTAAGAGGCAACGATAATCGCATTATTCTCGCTTTCCGTGATCTCTCGTACCTTTTCCCTATCTTCGGTGGCAACTCCACCATGAACAAAAAAGACATGACGATCAATAATGCTATTACTATTTATGAGGTTGAATAAAGGTTCACCGTGACCTTCGACTCTTGCAAAGAGTATCAGAGTATTACCTTTTAGGTCTAATGCAAGATTACGAATAAAATTATTTCTTCGATTATGAGTAATAATATATTGTATCTCATCTTCAAATGTCTCAAATTTATTCGGTGGGTGTTTCAATAGAAGCACGTTAATATCCAACGTCGCAACGTGACCTTTCTTCATAAGCTCGTCAGTCTTAATAATTTTGTAAGACGGACCAAATAAACCTTCTAAGACCCACTTGTGTGTTTGTGTTCCATCAAGTGTTCCTGTAAATCCATAACGATACTTCGCATTTCCAAGTTTAGTCATTATTGATATCAGTGACTTTGACTTGAACTGATGTGCCTCATCACCAACGACTACAGAAAATCTCTCAAAATACTTTCGAGGAAGTTTATAGATAGATTGCCAAGTGGTAATGATAACCTGTGCATCTGTGACTCTTTCCTTACCTGCATATATTTTGTGACAATATGAACCTACATCCCATCCATAGTCCTCGAAGTCTTTATACATTTGTTCTACAAGGGAAGTCGTTGGAACAACAATCAGAGTATTTTGACTTCTTTCAACAAAATATCGCACAATCCCGTATATCATCAGCGACTTTCCTGAAGCAGTTGGAGATATCAATAGTTTACGATTATGTTTTAAGGCATCATATACTCCATCAACCTGATAGTCTCTAGGTTTATATTTTGATATCGATGTCACATAATCCTTGACACCCTCTCTTGAGATATGTGGATTTACCTCAAATGGTAAACCATAGTATTCATTCTTCTTAAATTCGTATGTATATTCGTGGTCTTTACAAAACTGTCTTATTTTATCTAACAATCCAACATATATCTGTCCGTTCTGAATATTAAATAATCTTATCTTACCGTCCCAATACCTGCTTTTATAAGTTGGCATAAATTTTGCACCAGGTACCTCAAACGTGAAGTAGTCTGCCAATTCATAATAAACGTGTATATCAGATTCGATATGAAGATGCACTTCATCCTTCTTTGATATAATCAAATTTGTCATAATCTTACACCAATATAAAGTATATAGTTACCTTCTGGGATCGTCAAAATCAATCCAGTGTATACAGTCAACAGGACAAGTATCGATTGCTTCTTGTATTAATTCAGGACTATCACCATCTTGTCGGATAGCACGACTTTTACCTCTTTCCTCTGCAACAATAAAAGTATTTGATGCAACGTGAACACAATATTGACAACCAATACATTCTTCTTCATCTACCCATACTGCTTTCTCACACAACTCTCCACCAAGACAAGGTTCATAACCTGTTATCTCAGTGTTATCAAATATCTCAAATGCAATACGAGGATCAATTTTTATTTTCCTTCAACTTAAAATCTTCTGTCACACCTACACCAGCTTGATAATTTTGAGGATTTTTCTTTGCAAGTTCTACTGACTTTAGACCACCGATGATGTCAGCACGATTGATAATAGGTTTCATGATTATTTAAAGAAGTCGCTATATTCTCCCGTAGGATCTCCAAACACTCTAATTTTTTTGTATTTATTATCTTTCCTTCTTTGTTTCAATGCGTCTACACCTGTTGAAAAGTCACTTTTATTTACTTTTGTAGATGGTGTATCTGGTGTTGATGGTTTAGATGGTGTTTTACCTTTAGGTTTTAATAAATTATATAAAGCGACACCACCAAGACCTAAACCCACCATTGTCTTTAGACCTTCATTAAATTGTTTAAAAGTTTTCATGTTCCTAATCTAATTTTTGCGTCTTTTGGTTTGAATGCTAGTGTTGTATTTATAGGTTTTTCTTTATTTTTTATCGGTGTTGTTTCAATTTTATTTTTATTAGTTTTATTGTTTGTCGGTGCTGTCTCAATTTTATTTTTATTAGTTTTATTTTTTGCTATTGTAGTATTACTTAGTGTATCAGATACAAAATTTCTTCCATCTGGACCTACAAATTTATTAGCAGTAGATAAACCCTTAACACCCTTTGCTATTTTATCACTTTTACTTACAAATTTAGCACCTTGAAATATTTTACCACCAGGTACTGCACCTAAAGCACTTAGTGCAGCTCTACCATAATTACCCTTTCTTGCTTGCTTAACAGCATCATATGCAGAATATGCAGCTAATCCTGCACCTATTACTTTTCCTGCAACTGCAAGAGCAGGTAATCCTTCATTTAATTTATTGGTTTCCTGTTGAAACTCATTAAATGTTTTCATTATTCTGCAATGGTATCATACCAGTCTTGACTCATACCTGAGATAATCTTATCTGCTGACTCTTTATCTACAGCATACTTTTCTTCAATAAGGTGTTTCACGACCTTATCATACTTCTCGTGAATCTGTTTTGCTTCTCTTGGTGTTGGTTTCATAGTAATTATGATTCGTCCTGAATATTTATATTCTAAATAAATTAGTTTTATCAACAATTAATGACAAGTTTGATCGACCCAAAAAAGTATACGAAGACACTTGACCTATTAAGGTCATTTTTTTTGTCTAAAGGTTTCTTAGAAGTTCATACTCAGAACCGTTTAAGTATACTTGCTGCTTGTGAAGACCCAGAGACAGTAGCAACATACACATACAACGGTGAAATCTGGCCGTTACCTCAAACAGGACAAATGTGGTTAGAATATGAACTCCTGAAAAATCCTGATGTTCCTGGTTTCTTTTGCCTATCTACTTCCTATCGACAAGAACCTAATCCAGTTGCAGGTAGACACGAAGTAATATTTCCAATGTTTGAGTTTGAGATGCATGGTGGTATAGAAGAACTTAAAAAGATGGAAATTGAATTATGTAAACATCTTGGATTACCAGATTTAGAAATTGAAACATATGATGATTGGACAAATATGTTCAATACAAAAGAATTAGATCATGATCACGAGGATAAAATTGGTTATGGTATGATTACTGACTTCCCAGAATTTACATCTCCTTTCTGGAATATGTCGAGAAACGACGATGGTAAGACTAGTCGAAAGATTGACGTAATCTTAAATGGTATGGAAACAATTGGTAGTGCAGAACGTAGCACTGACAAAAAACAGATGCGTGATACCTTCCATACGATATCTGATGGCGAATATGCTAACTTACTTTACAAATTATTTGGTAAGGAAAGAGTTGAAAAAGAACTTGAAGAGTTCTTAGAGTTTGATTTCTTCCCTCGCAGTGGTGGTGGGATAGGAGTTACACGCATAATGCAAGCGATCCCTGATTAGGGATCTCAATGTGGGGTGGCGAAACTGGTAAACGCACTAGTCTGTTTAACTAGCGTTCCTGGCGGGACTTGTAGGTTCGACTCCTACCCTCACAGTAAAAAGTTATTTATTAATTATAACCTGCTTGGAACTTATTCCATTCAATTGCATTTTTGATTTGATAAGTTCGATTTGATACTGCACGAATTATTTCTTCTAAAAATTTAAGCATTACATCATAGTATTTGATTTTCATATCAATCTTATTCATCTTTGCATCTGCATCTAAATGCCTTTGGATTGCATCTTTCTCACGAACCTTGTAAGGAAATGGTTCCTCCACATATGCTTCTGCAGATGCTTTTCCAGTATAATAATTATATCTTTCTAATCTAACTTTGGCATAACTTTCCCGTGCCTTCTCCCGTAACAAAGTAATTGTATTGTAGAGTGTATAATACTTTGAGTGAAGTTGTGGTATTTTAAGTGATTCATCATGTAGATTATCAGGATCGATTTGAGAGTCTCTCTCCCACATCTCCTGAATTTTTTCAAGATCCATTAATTACTGGTTGATAGTTTGTATATAGTATACTTGAAAGTTGCCTCTGCTGTAAAGTACTGTATATCTGTATTTGTAGCATCAAAATCCAAAGATGTCAAGGACGTAGGAAATAAATCTTCAAATTTAACCTTTGCCACTTCTCTATAGTTACTATTCAATATTCTAAGTGTTCCATCACTAAATGCTTCTTTATTATCTTTTTGCCCATCTTTATCAGTTGTCAAAGTTTTATATTGTTTTGCTGTTTCTGGAAATCCTAATCCTTTTAACCAATCATATACTGCAAGATAATTCTCCATATTTTCATCAACTAAAAATCGAAGTGTCAAATCACCAAAAGTTAATCTTTCACCAGGTACATCAATATTTTTTAGATATGATGGTTGCTGTGTAAGTTCTAGGTTTAACTCTGGTATTCTAGTGCTATTCGAGAAAAAGTCAACCTTTGGTAACTTAGTTAAATTAAACTTAAATGCTACACCTGTAAGGAAGTTTCTATTTTCTATCTGCTTTGCAAATGCCGAGTTCGTCATTATTAGTTTTATTTGTATTTAGATAAAAAAAAGAGGGTTCGTATGAACCCTCTCGGAAAATATGTAAAAGAGATTACATAAGGTTTGTAACCTTAACTCTTCTGTAGTAACGGTTCTTGTTACGTGTAAGAACACCAAGTCCTTGTCCGTCAGCCGCACTACCTTGTGAGAATGGGTTCTCGACAATACCATATCTTGTCTTGAATCCAATTTTTGGTTGGAATGTATCCTGACCAACCGCACGAACCATCTGTAGAGGAACGTATGGGCAGTAGAATAATCCAGCGTCGTATGGAGATGAACCCTTGTAACCAATAACGTAATACTGAGTATCAGATACGTTAGCTGAGAATGGGTCGATGTATACTCTATACTTACCTTGTAAAACACCAGCAAATGTATTGCCTGTGTCGTCTACGTTTAAGTTTGCATTAAGTGCAGGTGTGTAATCTAATACACCAGCCATTGTTAATGCTGAAGCAACGTCTGCGGAACATAGGATCATGTTACCCTTTCCACGACGAGTTCTTTGTGCGATAGCGTTAGCGTCTCTTTCGATTTGGAATATAAGACCCTTAAACTTCTCAACACTCCATCTTCCGTTGGAGTCTGTGTCTAAGTCGAATGTTCCACCTGAAGCAACGTTTGCTTGTGCACCTGGTTCAGCGACGTTATAGATTGTTCTGATAACTTCTCTGTTGATTTCAGCAAGAATCTCAGTTGATAGAATGTTTGCTAACTCAGCCTCTGCATTCAATCCGTGGATTGCTTTAAGGTCTTGAGCTAATTCTAGACTGTACTCTGCTTTTAGTGCTCTGGACTTCGCTGTTACGGTTACTTTCTCGATTGAGAATGCCATCTGGTTGAAGTTATCACCAGTTGTTCCGAGGTCTTCAGCGTCGTCTGTACGCATACCCTGACCTACGTTGTAGTCAGTAGCATTTGTTTGTGCAGCAGTTCCATTAAGAAGTCCTGGATTAGAACCGTTCTGTGCAGTTGTACCTAAACCAACGTTGCTTGCACCTGTAGCAGTGAAACCGCTAGTAAGGTCTAATCCTTCATTCTGTCCAGAGAATGCTGAATCTGCTTCGTTGAATAGTGCTTCGCCACCAGACTGATTGTTGAATCTGGATCTCATTGCGAAGATAAGTCCTGTAGGACCATTCATTGGTTGAACACCAGCAAGGTCATAAGCGACCAAGTTTGGCATTGAACGTCTAATTAATGAGATTAGAACTGGGTCGAAACCAGCAACAGGTCCAGTAGCACCTGCGTTAGCAGAGAAACCTGCATTAGCACCTGACTGTGTGTTTACTGTTGGTTGTTCTGAAAGGAATGATGCTTCCTCTCTTAATTCTTTTTCTTGGTTTTCAAGCAGGATTGCGGTAGTAGCTCTTCTATGAGCGTCCTTGATTGGATCAAGTCCATCATAATCGAGGATAGGTCCCCACTTCTCCTGCAAGTGTTGTGTGTTATACATTTGCATTTGAGTTTTTACCCTTACGGTTTATTGTTTGAATTAATGTTAAATTCACTTTTTAACAGCTCTGGAAAGAACATCTAGATAGGCTTGCATTCTAGGTGTAGCATCCTCTTGGATTACTTCATCTGTTGAAACCTCTTCTGATAAATTCTCAGAGGTGTTCTTTGGAGCACTAGTTTTACTTGGGAAATAAGATTCCTTAAGTGTTTCTAGTTTCTCACGATAGTCTGTATCACTTTCAAACTCAACTTTTTCGGCAAGAGTAGCGAGTTTTTCCTTCTGAGTGTCTGCAAGACCTTCAGATACAGCGGTGAAAATACCATCTGCATTGGATTCTGCCAATCTACGATTTAGAGCAACGTTGCGATCAATTTGCTCATTGAGTTTATTCTCCATTTCATCAAGCTTGTCTACCATGCTATTAAGCACATCATATTTTTCTTCAGGAATAGTTACATAATGTTCTTCAAAAAGACTCTTCATTCCTTCTAGGAAAGATTCAGTCATTTCTGTTTTGAGTCCTGACTCTACCTGTAATGCGTTCTCTTGGAACCACTCATCACAGACATACTCTAAGTATGAGTCAACTCTTTCTGTTAAGCCTTTCTTAATGTCATCTAGTTCTTCAACTAGTGCAGTAGCATAGGCTTCTTGCAATTCTTCTTTGATTGTTGCGACTTTAGACTTAATCGCAGCTTCAAAGATAGTAGTTGCTTTTTTCTGGAACTCTTCAGAGAGTTCTTCACCTTCAAGAAGTGCCTGAACGTCTGCTTCGACATCATAGGTTTCTTCTTCTTCGATGACTTCTTCCTCTGTTGTCTCCTCTTCGGCAACAACTTCCTCTTCAGAAGTTTCCTCTTCAGCAACAACTTCATCAGTTGCTTCTGCAGTTGGTTCTTCTTCGATTACATCGCCTTCAGGTTCTACTGATTCTGCTTTACCTGCCTTCGCATTCACGATATCCTTAACTTGTGCAAGGGTCGCTGCTGGATCTTTAAGTTTTGCAGAGTCGTCATCAGGACGATAGTTTTCTGGTGTAGGTCCACCAAGATCCTCTACTGGGATGCCTGATGATGGCATTGGATCGGCTTTACCCGCTCCTGCTGTGACCTGGTTTTCTTCGATGTTTTCCATTTCGTGTAAGTTGTTACCGAGTTTTTTGATTGAATTCGTAAGAATCTATACTTATTTATAGATTTTAAATTTATTAGAGGTTATTTAGAAAATCCTGAAACAGACTCAGTTTGTTCTCCTCTAATCTTCTTTGATCGACAAGTGTATTGATTGTCTTCTGAGTTTTTTCTGCGAGTTCTTCACGAAGACTACCGCCTTCCCAAATCCACTCTCTCCCTTCCATAATTCCATTTACAAAAGCGTCTGGAGCTGAAGGGTCTGCAACTATATCCGCTGCAGTTGCTAGTTGGAAATCTTCTCCAACCATTTTACAACCATTACTACTTTCTCTAAGTGATCCAACACCACGAGAGGAAACTCCGAGTTTAACTCCTTCATCTATTAATGATGAAGCAATCTTACCCATAGGTGTTGATAGTAATTGTGCTTTTCCTCTAAAGTTATTACCCTCTCTTACAAGAGAAGTAATTTTATGTGAAACACGATCAAGATTCACAGTTGGACCTTCGGGATGTCCTAGTTCTCCAAGTGCTCTTCCTTGACCCACAAAAGTTTTGCAGTATCTATTAACTTCTTTTTCAAGAATATCAACTGGATACATTCTCCCGTTTCTATTCTTTATACCACCTTGAAGGAATACACCTTCGATATAAAGTTTTTTACCACCATTCTTTTTTTCGGTGATAAATTTAACTTGAGAAATTTCTTCTGTGATTAGTTTCATTTTTTTAATTTGTATATCCAACAGCAGCACCCTTTACTCCAGCGTTAGCAGCAAAGATGCCTTGTAGTGGTTCTTTCTCTAATTGAACAACAGCACCACCTGGTAATGTAAATGAACCAACTGTTGATCCGCCCACTGTTGCAACGAGTGTTACTAAATGTGCATTACTAGTCGTATTAACAACACGAACCAGTCTTGCATTACTAAATGCATTTGCACCAGCAGTATTTGTTCCTAATGCTGCTTCTGCACCTTTAATTAATAGTCTACTCATCAGTTTCCTCTGTTTCTACAGTAGTTTCATCTTCCACTTCAAGTTCAGATTCTGCTTCAGGTGCTTCAGGCACCTCTCCACCAAAGACATCTGCTGCGACCACAGGTCTAGCACCGTCAACATATTCTGATGCTCTTGCATAGAGTCTTTCCTTTATTTTATCGGAAATATCACTAGCACTAGCGTCAGTAGCTATCAAATCCACAAGATCTTCCATAAGATTAATTTATTGCAATATACTTATTTATACTGTATTATAACTCTGCTGTTTTTGTATCTTTCTGATATTGAGCATCTACAGTTGGTCCTGCAGCATCATCTTCGTCTTCATCTTCGAGAGATTTGCCTAAAACATTTCCATTAGTTTCTGTTGCTGACTCTCCTTCCTGTGGTAATGGTTCTCCTGTAATTGGATCTGTCTCTGCAGGATTTGGAATAATACCTTTTTCAATTTCATCTTCAATCTGCATATCAATCTCTTCAATCTCAGAATCTGTTTGTTGTAAAACTCTCTTACGAACATATTCTGTTGAATAATATTTACCAATATATGGTTCAATTGTTGCAAGATTACTGAGACGATTTTGTAGCATCTCAGATTCTTTGAGTTCTGCAAATTGATTATCATACAAGAAGTCATATTGAATATGATCTTCCATTTGTTTCCAATCTTCTGGAGTAACAATATTCTTAAGAATTAACTGAGTCTTAAGCATATCATTAAACATATTTGCAAAACGTTTTCTTAAACGTCCTACAAATTTAGAGAAACGTAATTCATCTCTAAGTATTTCAGATGAACGACCTAAGTTAAATCCTGTATCACCACCAATGCGTGACTCAGGAACATTAAGTGCACGATATAATTTTCTTTGGAAATATTCAATATCTGTTAGTTCACCTAAGTTTTGTCCACCAGGTAAGGTTGTGATTTCAGTTCCTCTTCCACCTTCTCTTCTTGGTAGCCAGAAATCTTCCATCATCGACATAAACTTACGATCATCTCTGATTTCACCAGTTTGTGCATTATATACTAGTTTATTACGATAACGATTCATTACCTCTTTGAGGTATTGTTCTGCTTTGATTTTTGGTAAATTACCAACATCAATATAAAATATTCTTCTTTCTGGTGCTCTTGATAGTCTATAAATTACAAGACTATCTTCAATCATTCTTAACTGGTTAAGTGCCTTGATTGATTTTTGCAAATAAGAAAGAACTCGATGATTATTACGGTCAACTAATCCTGATGTGCAATATGTGATTGAATCTTTTGATATTTTAACAGCACCTTTACCTGCACTTGCAACCATCCCAGTTGGATAGTTTGGTTTCATTGTATAAAGATAATATTCATCAAACTTAGGATTTGGAACTATCTCTGTATCTCTACCACTACTAATTCTAATAGATGTATCAGGTGCCTCGTTTGATCTCTTTTCCTGACGAACATATTTCATCTTCATCGGATCAATATATCTTAAATCCTGAATACCTTCTTGTGGATTCTTTGGGTCTATAACTTTTAGATAATATACTCTTCCATCAATATACCAGTTACGAAATATCTCGTGTGACTTCTTATCGAAGTCCATTGTTTCTTTTAAATATCTAAATTCTTCTCTAATTTTTTTCTTAATGCTTTCACTAGCATTAAGGTTAGATAACTCTACCTCTACAGGAGAGTCATATAAATCTGTGACGATTGCTTCATTAACGACATCTTCGATAGCACTATCAACTTCAGGATGAAGTGCCATCTCTCGATATCTTTTAATTAATTCGTGTTCGTTACGATATGCACCTTCAATATCTACGTATTGACCATAAAATCCACTTGATATAAAATTATCAACCCCATCCTCATTATTCTTGGGAACAGGGCTGACAAGTTTATCGGATTTATTATTTTTATCCTCAATTGAAAAACCAAAAAGTTTTGCCATTACATTATTATGATTGAACTGTTATTATGTTCTATTTAGCTGATGTCTACACCGCCAGAAACTGGACTATCTCCTTTTAGAATTTCAATATACTGAACCTGAAGTTCAACAGTAAATTCTTGGATACCAGCAGCATCATATGAAAGTTCAATTGGACCAACCTGTGTTGGGAATGTATCATAGAAACGATATTTCCTGATACTCTGTCCATCACGGTCAAGTTGGAATACAAATGCATCTGCTTGATAGTCTGCTGGATTTACTAATCCAGTGTTATCACTCAATTTGTTAATTGTATTCATCCAGTTCTCAAACGCTGACCTTATTGCAAAGTCTGTATCGTTGATAACTGTGACTGTCCATGAATCGAATGTTCTGTCACCTGCGATTTTAAGAACCCTTCCTCTGAAAGGAACTTCGATTTGTGCAATGTTTGATGCTGGTAATCTCGCTCCTTTAACTAAGAACCTTGATTTATCAAGGACATCCTGTGCTGGCTGAGCAGCATCAGGAAAAGTGAGGACTACTTCAAACAGATTAGCACGAGCACCGCCACCTGTCAATTTACTCTTAAAGTCGGAAATCGTCCTTAGTGGTGGTGGATTGACTTGATTTCTACTAGCCATAGTTGATTAAACCTCTGTTAATTAAACGGAACCAATTACTTCTTCAAATGCAACACCAGTTCTGGTGGCAACGAAGGTAAGACCGATAAAGTTGATCGACCTCGCTGGTTTGATAAAGATATCAGCAACAAATTCATTTCGGTCAATGACTGCTGCAGTGTTGTTTGTTTCATCGCAAATTACAACAAAGTCAAATATACCTCTGTTGGATTGAACCTCTCTCAAGAATGGTTCAATAATATTTACGAAGTTTGTTCTTGTTAGTTCATCATTGAACTCAAAGAGTTGATCTTTAGCAGCTGCTGATATAGCATCTTCTAAGAAAATGAACAACCTACGAACGTTGATACGGTCAAATGCTGATGACTTACCGAATCCAGTCTTATCTCCAAAGAGTATAATACCAGCACCAGGTGAGAGAATTACAGGATTAATTCTATTGGAATATAGAATGTCTCTCTGTTTCTTACCAGGATTGTAGATAAGTTTTACTGAGTTGAGTATCGTTCCTCTTGCAGTTCCTGCGGGTGAGAACCAAGGGAACTGTTCAATATCAGTTCTAGCACAAGTTCCAGCGATGTCACCATTTAATGGAACATATCTGAAAGTATTGTTGAACCTATCGAACATATACTTATAACCACTATCAAACACACCGTATGTTGTTGAAGTGATTGGTGCATAGAAACTCACCACATTTGATGTGATTGTATCTATGTTATTAACTGTAACAGAACCAACTGCACTATCATTCAAGAATGATTGACGGTTAGGTGAGACAAATGCAACTGCATCTTTTCTCAACTCTGCAACAGCAATTATTTTTTCAGCAACTGCCTGTGTTTGCTCTTTTGGATGATGACCTGCACCCATAAGAAGGAAGTCAACTTCAATCTCTTCAGTATTCTCAAATAGTGAATAACCTGTAATAAGGTCATCAACACCTGAGTTAAGTGCACCAGTTGAAGTATAATTTTGTACTCCACCATAGTTACACCCACCTGCGAGTGAACCAGTGAATACACCAGAACCACCGAAGGTTACTCCGTTTGCTTCCTGATCCCAACCACTATCAGCATCTAAGTTACCAACAGCAGTTGCAGTTCCACCAGTAAATCCAGTAGTTGTGATTCCAGCAGGAGCACTACCACCGTAAATGTATTGTGAAACGTTTGCAAGATACTTTCTCCAGTATGATGTTGAACCTACTGAATACTCACCATCTTTCGCTTTTGATAGATTTAAGTGTTTCTCAAGGATAGTTCCAGCATTACCTGTTACTTCTCCTTTGTCATCAATGACAACAACGTGAACCTCATCAAATCTGCTACCTCTTGCAGCTGCGAAACTTGATGTGCCAGGTGCATCTGCTAACTGATCCCACTCTAACTTAGTAGCGTTACCATTTATATCTGTTGTTGTTAAAACAATATTTTGTTGCTCAAACCAATCTTTTTGTGCAGTAACAGATTGTGCTGTTCCTCCAATATTAGTTCCAGCTGCACTGGCAGAAATAGTGCTACCACTCTTGAAGCAGTAAACCCCACCTTGCTGATAATCAACATTAGTTACTGTGCCAGCAGTTGATACGTGTTGTAAAACTTTTACTTCTGCTTGTCCAGATTCTGGAAGTCCAGTAACGATACCTTTTAAGTAACCGTCAAGAACACTTGTTCCAGCTGCACCAGCAACAATTCTTCCAGCTGCGGATTGGGTAATTCCTAATCCAACTGTAGATATTCCAGCAACAGTTAATATCTGGTCTGCTTTTGCGTCGATTATTGAAACTCTAATTCCATTCGCATAACTACCAGGAGTTTTTGCTGCGACTGTTACATTAGTGATTGTATTATCATCATAACCAAGTTGATTATAATGGTCTGAACTTTTTATTCTGATGCTACTTGCAGCACCAACAAATGCGTTCTTTAGTCCAACACCAGTTGCACTATTGAAGTCATCCGCACGAATTACCTGCAATGTTCCACCATACGCTAAAAACGATGATGCGACCATCCAGTATTCATAATGTTTATCAACCGAATAGGGTTGACCAAATGTCTGTAATAGATCCTCCTCACTCTCAATTAATTGAGCGTCCTCCACGGGACCTTTCGTAAATGGAGCGACAATCGCACCAATAGAGCCGCTTGTAGCGTCCACTCTACCTATGGTGAGATCAACCTCTCTAACTACGATACCAGGAGATGCTAAATTTAATGCCATCCCTTACTCTCCATTCAGGATATTTTTGCTGAAATTATTTATGGTTAGCCATTATTACACTGGGGAAACTGTGCATGAACTACCAATCTGGATACTCCCATTCCCTCATCTTTGGTTTCTTTTTACTTCTCACTCTTTTTATAGTGCACACTTTACACTCATAGGAATATGATGATTTAATATTTTTATTCTTTCGTATAAGATAATATCCATCAATCAATTCTTTCATCTGACCACACACTCTACATTTTCTTTCAGAGAAAGTAAAATGTCCAAGTTCTAATTGTTCATCAAATTCCATTATAGAACTTGCATTACACCAACTATCTCTGGAAAAGTTTGTGTTAGATGTCTTTCAATACCCATTCGTAATGTTTGTGCACTCATTGCACAGGTTTCACAAGCACCACTTAATCTTACTTTAGCAATCGCTGCTTCTTCTCCTTCCTTCACCCCGTAATACATTCTAACTTGTTCTTCTAAATTATAGTCTAATTCAACAAATTCAAGATATCCTCCATCGGATTCGATGTAAGGACGTATATCATCTAATGATTTATTAACTTCTACTGGGTCTAACATTATAAATCACCTCTCCAAATAATGTCAGAACCAGGCACTTGTGCTGAACGTGATGCAAAGTTTAGACAAATATTACAGAAGAACCAGAAAAAGTTAACTATCCAAGTCTGTCTCCATAGAAACTTTCGATTTGTAACAACAATAAAAGTATTCATTTCATTGTCTTGCTGTTTTACTACCTGTTCTAATATAAAAGCAATCACAAATCCAATTGCAAATATAAAGAAACAAAAATTAAAAAACTGTGAACCAACTAGAAAAAAATAAAGCATTAATAATAATCCCACATATAAGAACGATCTCCATACTCATCAGTTTTCCATAAATCTCCATCTTTGTCAACAAAGGTATCATCACCAAACCCATCAGAGATAAAACCAAATGGTGCCATATCTTGCTCTATCTGATTTTTTTGCTCTTCATATATTCTCTTTCGCACATCATTATCAGTCATTTCCTTAAAATAATCCTGTGCTACTAACCAAGAAAATATAACAAGACACATTGCTAGGTCATCGTTACATCCTTCCTCTGCCTCAAATGAGTTATGTTTTTGAGCAAAAGTTGTAAGTTCGGATATGATATCGTAATCAACCACTAATATCTTATCATCTTCTAGCATAGTTTTCAAGTTGGAACAACCCAACTTCTTGACTGCTGCTGTGGTTCTTACACCTAACTGTGATCTTTTACCACTGAAACCAGCACCAACTACTTGACCATTACGACCTCGTTGTGAACACATTAGTAAGTTTTCATATTCTAAATCATAATTCAGAATAGATGCAACCTGATCTCCAATATCATTTACCTCTACTAAAAGAAATGCCTTATTATATGCCATTGCAATATCGTATATTACATTTGGAAAAAGCATAGGTTTAATTTCATTGTTCCGATATTTTCCAACTACTTTATATGGAAACTCTGTTATATCAAAAACGAGAAAAGCGGAATAGTCATTTCCTAATCCACGAGCAACATCAACTGTGATAAGATAATTATGGTCTTTTCTTGGTGCTTCATATATGTCAAGACCTGCATTTCTTTGTATTGGGTCTTCATATACAAGTGTTTTTAACTTTGCTGGATTAATAAGTGTATTGACAGAACCTAAGAACTCACACTCAAACTCAACCTTGAACTGTTGTTCTGATGTGTTTGCGATTGTTTGTTCTTTCCAAGTTTCATCACGACCTGGTACTTCTGACCAGTGAACTTCTGTTGGTACATATTCATTTTTCTTTCTCTCAGCATCGTGCCACATACGGTAGAAATGATTCATACCTCGTGGTGTAGATACAATAATTACCTTTGTTTTCTGACCAGAAGAGATAGTAGGATAAACAGAGGCAAAGAAGTCGTCAGCAATGTGATTCGGGATGAAAGCGAACTCGTCGAGAAAGATGACATTATAGGAACCGCCTCGGACAGCAGATGAAGATGTAGAGTTTGCAGAAATCTTTGATCCATTTTCTATTTCTAATGATCCTTTATTCCAAGATATAATACCTTGTTGCATCCATCTTGGCAAGTTTTCATATGCTAATTGTAATCTACCTAATAGATCACGGGCAGTAGATGCCTTGTTTGCAAGTATAGCAATATTAACATTATCATTAAATATTGCATAATGTAGAAGGTATGATACAACTGTTGTTGATTTACCAGTCTGCCGAGGCATCTTGCATATATTGAAACGGTTTTCATGGAAATTCTGAATTAATTTTTTCTGAAAAGCATATTGCTTAAATGGAACTAAACCCTCATCAAGAGATACAATCTTGATATAGTTATTTGCAAAATAAACAGGATCGTCCTTACACTTCAAGAATTCACGAATATTTTCTTCCGTAAACTCAATCGGTGTGTTTGCTTTTTTTAGATTAGGATTACCAAGATAGACTTCACTCATTATATTAAAAAATTATATTATACTCTTACACCAAATGGATTATTTGGTGTGCCAGATCTTACTGAACCTTTTCCAACTCCAGCTGCATTCTTATACTTAGGACCTGCTATAACATCTCCTGCAGCACCTTTTGCAGGGGGAGTCTTGAATAATTTTTTATCGTGAGTAGCAATCTTTTTATCTTTAACTTTATTTAATTTAGCTCCCTTAAAATCAGTGCCCATAAAATACTTACTGAAAAAATCAATTGCTCCCCTTTCAAGAACGTCCTTTGTTCTTATATAAGGTAATGTTCCTGAATATGAATTTGGATAAGGAGACCTCTCACTTGAATTTTTTGGAACTACTTGTTCCTGAAATTGTTTAAATGTTTTCATCAGCAGTTCCACCTTCTAAGTGCCTTATTAATTCTTGAATCTGGATCTCTTGCAGTTTTTGCAGATGTAAGTCTTTTCTTCATACCTTTCATCCTTCTACAGAATGACAGTCTTCTCTTTGCATCCTTAGAACCTTTCTTCAATTTCTTCGGATCTTTTGTGACTGCAGTTTTTAATTTAGAACCAGGATTCTCACGACGATATGCCTTGACTGCCTTTTTACTTAAACCATCTGTCTTATCTTTACGATTAACTTTCTGCCAATCTTCACCTAAGTCATCTCTCCAATTAGACATATTTTCTTTGAGTGCTTTAGGTTTAATTATATCAACAGTTTCAATTTCTGTAAACTTGATATCATCTACATTCCAATCTTGAATTGTAAGTGCTTCATCAGCAATATTCTCATTCATTTTTTTCTTTTTCTTCTTATCCATAACAATTTTAGTTGCGATTGCGTACTTCACGTTCTTGTCACCATATCTATCTTTCATATCTTTGGTGCTAATTGCATCAGCAATCTCATCACGTTTTTTGATGTCCTTTTTAGTCATTTTCTTTTCATCAATGACTTCACCTTCTGGTTCATAATGTGCTAAGTTAATGTTATCACCTCCCAATGTTTTTTTAATTTTTTTACCTTTACCTACACCCATTATATTTTTATCAATACCATCATCTAGATTTTTCATTGTTCCCTTTATATTATCACCTGTCATATTTTTTTTCTTAGGTGTTTCATAAATTGATCCTGCACCAGTGCTGGTAGCATAAAATCTTTGTAACATAGATGGTGTTACATTTGGATCATCTTTTCTTTTTTTATCTCCACCAGTTGCAGTTTTAAGTAAAACATCGGCTGCACCTTCAATCACTCCATCGTAATCGATCTCCTCTTTCCGAGTTTTCTTTTTAGACTTTTTTACGCAGTTTGGATACCTCTTACCGAACATTGTTTTCATACCCTTCTTTTCGTAACCTGGCCAGCATTTCTCTTCTAAGTCTGTTCTCCAATCAGAAAACTCCTCTTTCTTCATTTCTTTTTTCTTGCCATAAGTCTTGCAAGGTGTTTGACCACATCCACAATTCTTATCATCACCTACACCTGCTGCTCTGAGTTGTTGTGCTTGTTTTTTATGCATTGCAACTGCCTTGTCTAATTGACCAGGTATTTTATTTGCAGTTTCACCAGCATCTTTCTTAAACTCAGGAGACTTCCTTAATCTTTCTGCCTGACTTTTATGTAATGCAACTGCCTTATCTAACTCTGCTGGTATTTTATTTACCGCAGAACCATAATGCCCTTCTTTAATATCATCTTCATGAGGTATGGTGTTACCATCTTCATCTTTACGATGATGCTCTGCCAAAGCATCTCTCCAACGATAATGAGGTGTCTTATAAACCTTTGCTTCATATTCAACTTCTTCCTTACGACTATTACCCCAGTTTGCAGCACCAACTTTACGACACTTAACTAATGCACCTGATGCATATGCACTTGGCCAGACTGAATATCTTGACTTGACTTTATGATAGCAAGCATCTTTTTTACCACTACCCTTACCTTTTCTATCTTTTCCTTCAGACACAGTATCGTGACACTCACACTCACAATTATCACAACTCTCACCACACTTCTGACAACCTTCTTCTAATATTGCATCTCCTACAACAACACCATTCTCAGCAAACCATCCACGATTTACTTCGATTGCATATCTAATATTTCCATTTGGATATACTGGAATTGAACTTAATGGGTTTAATTGTTTAATACTTTCAATAATACCTTCTTCGTTTATAAACGCAATATCAAGAGGCATCATAGTATTCTTCATATGGAAAGAGTGTTGACCTGTTTCCTCAAATATAAAAAGCATTCCCCGATCCTGTTCCAGACTCTCACGGAACATCAGACCTAATCTAAATTCTCCATCATTTTGTGGAACTTCAAGTTGAAGTGGTAGTGAGATAAATTCTTCTTTCATTTTCTTTTTCTTAGGTTTGTCAGTTGCAACATATGTTGGTTTTGCAGCACCTGTTTTCTTTTGTTGATTTGGATCTGCTTTTTTCTTTCTTCTTGCTGCTGATTCTCTCTCTTTTTTAGTCATACTTTCATATTTACTTCGAGACACGCACTTTGGCACTCCCTCGCCTGGTTCATCACTTGCACAAGTTCCTCCTGTGCGAACATTAACCCAACCACCTTTTCCATCCTTAGACTTAGAACCACTGAACCATTTATGAAGTGAACCCTCTTTTACTTCATCTTTATTTGTCATATAATCTGCTGCAGTATCAAGATAATCAGCTGCTTTAGTTATCTTAGACTGCACCCATGCTTTAACCTCACCTTCACCTTTACCAACTTTCTTTTTAATTTTCTTAGCAGAAACCATAACATTATCAGTTTGACGACGAATCATTTCATGTTCGTGGTCGCCCTTATGAGATTTACCCTCATTCATTGCTTTTGTTTTCTTTTTCATTGAGTTGATAAACTTTCTATACACTGCTGCTTCAGCAGTCTTACCCATCACTCTTGCTCTTTGCTCCATAGCAATCGCTGCTTGAATTTTATGAGCATGTGATCGACTTGATTTCCTAATCTTTGCCACGCTCGCTTTCGCAGTAGCGACATTCTTGAAACCCAGTCCATGAATAGTTCCTTTAGGATCTTCATCTGTATATAAATCAGAATGTTTTTTTGACTTTGCAGGTTGTCCTTTTTTACGGGCAATGCGAGGATTTGATTCCTCAGTCATTTTTTTCTTTTTACCTGCACAGTGTGCTTTCTGACTGAACCCTTTTGGATTGTCACAATCAATCGATTTTTTGTATTTTGATGACCAACCTTCTTTTACAAGAAAACCGTCTTCACGAACCTTATACCCTTTGGGTATTGGTTTATACATCTTGTCCGTATTACAGTAGTAGTATCCTTTTTTAGGGGACTTTGTGCCCATTACAAACTATTCAGAGTTATTATTATTTAGTAATCCATCTTTTAACATCTTTGAGAGTTCACTAGTTGAACCTACAAATAATGCGTTATTTGTGACAGTGCTTTGTTTTTTAGGATTATCTTCATCTATCTCTTTAATTTTTTTCTGTAAATCCATTAACTTATCAGTGCTATCTGCAACACTTTTAATTAATTGACCAGCAACTTCATATGCTCTTGGACTTGCTGTTTCACCAGCAACTTCCATTATACCATTAATCGCCTCTTGACCTTTTTCTATCAAGGAATATAAATTACCTCTTGTATAATCATAATCTTTACTTACATCATCAGTAAGTTTCTGGATTTGATTTTTACGAGTTTCTTCCTTCGTAATAGCATCTACTTCAACAGCATCTGTGTTAAAAGTATCATTCAATGAGTCATATGAGTTTTTCATGATTAGATGTCCACACCCCTATTCGGAGCAAAATCTTTTGAGTCACCGAAGAACGTGCTTGTTTCAGTGAAACCGAAATCATCACCTGGTTCGATGAATGGTTCGTCTGCAGTATCTATAACATTATCTTCGTTATAATCCTTTTTCGCCTTTGGAACAACAGTATATCTCTGAACTCTCTTTGCTGTTTGTGTATTACTATCAGAGTAGTAATCCAACTGAACCTTACGAATAAGTCCCTCTGGAGTATCAGCAATATGACCAAACATAAAGGTTTTTGCAGTAAATGATAAAGTGTAAATTAATGCTCGTCGAGTAGAAAAATCACCTTCATAATCATCTTGTTGCTGAATACCATTCAACACCATCGGAACATCTCTTTTTTCGCCAATTGATTTTACTAAGTCTATTGAAAGAGTAAATGCTGGTTGAAAGAAAGGTAATATTTGCTCTAATATTTGTAATCCGTCATCTTGCAATTTAACTAAAATATTTAACTCAAATCCAAGATTGTATGGAACAGGCATAAACACCTTTTTCATTTGATTATTATTGACATCTTTTGCCTTAAAGGTTTGTGTTATACCTGCCTTCCTTGTAGAATCATAAGATATATTAGTAATCTCAAAAGACATTCTTGGTAATGTTATTTGAGTTGCTTTATTTAAGTCTGGTTGTTGCGTTATTCTTGCTAAAAACTTTTGTCTTGGACCATATGCAACTGGAACTTTAAGTTCTGATAATACATTTCCTGCTTGATCATCGTGACGAACGTGAATATCGTTAAACAGTGTGCCGAACGCAATAACCGTCTTTCTTATAATTTCGTGATAAAAATAATTTCCTAACATTAGTAGTTACCGAATGGGTTTGACTCTGTGAAATCGAGAATAGCATCTGCTTCGGTCTCAAATATGTCTCCTTCATTATATTTATCGGTGCTATCTTCCTTATCAAAGATGGCAACACTAAATAATGCCTCAGAAGTGAGACCTTTGATATCTTCACCAGGGAAGAATCCAGTAGTTGTGGTTCCAATACCAATATTTGCAATTGATAAAATACCAGTATCTTGATCCCATTTTTTGACTCTTGCTTGTGTTCCTGAACGCATACCCTGAACAATTTCATTAAATTGATAAGTTCCAATCCCACTGATTGTCTCTGGGTCTGCGATTGTGACTGTTGGTGATGATGTGTAACCCTTACCAGCATTCTGAACAAATATAGATGCAACTTCATTGAATCCAGATGTAGAGACTCTGATTGATGCAATTCCAACTGCCTTATCAGATGCAATACCTGCCTGTGGATTTGCAATCGTAACAACTGGAACTGTTCCAAAACCAACACCCTTATCAGACATAATAAATCTTACTACACCACTTGCTCCAGTTACGATTGAGCAAGTTGCTGCAGCTCCAACTCCTCCACCTCCAGAAATGGTAATTGTTGGAGAGACAGTATAACCTACACCTGCATTTGTTAATAATATTTTTTCAACTGATCTTACACCTGCTCTTTCTGTTGTAAAGGCAACGGCAGATGCATTATGTAAAATATTTCCACTGGGAGATGTACTAATTGCAACTGTTGGAGTTCCAGTAAATCCTGAACCATCGTTGTTTAGGAATATTTCACGAATATACCCACTACCTGTTACAGCACTCGCTGTTGCGGTTCTACCGACACCAACAAGTTGGAGTGTTGCTGTAAATCCTTCATCTTGAACCTGAGTATCGATAAGGTTAATCGTAGTATCAATAACCTCGTCCTCATACTCGAAGAGTTCACATTTAAGTTTATAGACATAATTCTTACCTAACTGATAGAATGGGTCTTCATGCTCAACAAATTTAATCTCAAATAATCTTGCACCCAAAGGAAAAAATACTAAATCACCCTCTCTTGGTCTTGTCGCAAGATCAATATCATCATCTGAGTTCATAAATGGAGCAATAAACTCCTCAAATCTTTCTCTTGATACAGTGAGTTCAATTTCATCTCTCAAACTCATACCAAACTTTGTTAGTACATCTCCAGCACCAGAGTATCCATCATATGAGTTAACATACATTTCAACAGAAAAGTTATCATCAAACTTTGATGCAGTAACCTCTTCAATAATTGTTGCTTTATTTACAAATTTACGTGGAATATAAGTTACTTCCTGTCCATAAAGTCTAAGTTGTTCATTGATTAAATCTTGAACTAATCTTTGCTCACCTTGCGATCCTTGCTGAAAATACGGATTTAATGCCATTATTCATCACCCGATAAAATCAAGAGGTGGCATTTCATAATCTTGTGACATTCTATCCCTCAATGCTTGTAATTCTCTTACACCCTCATCATATATTTCTCTACCATTGAGTTCAATTCCACCTGGTAATTTAGTTCCTCTAAATTTGATTAGGTTTTGTCCCCATTGTTTTTTAATTAATGCTGTAAAATATCTCTTGACAAATGGATCATTAAATATTTGCTCTGTATCTATCGCACGAAGGCAATCAATAACAATAAAGTTTCCAACTGTTTCTGCTCCCCAATCAATATCCAAATATAATCTATCCTGCCTCATATTAAATCTTATCTGCTTCTCTGTTGTTAACAAATGATCAATATCTTCAAGATATGTCTTTGTCATTGCATACTGCAACAGATTAACTGAATTAAAATAGTATAGATCATTCAAGAATAACTGATACTTTATACTAAACATTCCACCAGATATTGAACTGGAATCAAACTTAAATATTTTATGAACTCCTAAAATATTTTCTGGTACTGCCAAGAAATTGGATGTTTCATAAAAATTACTAGTAACAGTAACATTTGATGTCTGAATACCTGTTGTTGTAACTATACCAACACCATCAGTTCCCTTTGCTGTTCCTCTATCAATGTCTTCTTGAGTTATTTTATACTTTAGATATATTCTCTCCAAACCATCATAATGACGTTCTTGATATATTTGAATAGTATCATCTAATGCATCATGAAGTTGATCATCATCTATATTAATTTCTAATACAGGTGCTCCTAACTGACGCAATCCATAATTGATAAGTCTTCCTCTAGTATCTGGTTTCATTTGTCATCCTTAAGGTTTGCTAGTTCTTCTAGAAGTTCATTTTTCTCTTTCTCAAAATCATTTTTTAGAGTTTGTATTTTTGCCTCTAACAAGATATTTTGATTTAATGCAGATGCTAATTTAGAATTATATAAGTTGACGAGTATGTTAACGTCCACTTCACTGTTTTGTGGCATTTAGAAAGTTCCTCCGTCTAGGGTCGATGTCCAATGTGGTTTGTTAGTGTATGTAGTCGCTACACTAGAAGGTGCTGCAAGAGATGATGTTCCACCACTCTGACCTTCTCTGATAAGAGTATTGGATGAGTTAAATGTTCCTTCCACACCAACTAATGGTACTGAAGTTGCAGCATTAACTGCACTTTCAACTACACCAAATGCATCTGTACTATCTTGTTTAACGATATCACCTTGTGCAAGTGTGACGTTACCAGGCATTGTTAATACTACCTTTGTTATCGCAGTTAATATCTGCTTCGATGTAATAACAGGAGATGCAGGTGCATTTGTAGACCTCTGTAAACCTGTGCTATCAAACCAAGTGACACCACCTGAAGCAAAATCACCTGATTGATAGTAAAGACCTTTAATATCTAAGAAACCTTTGGTTCCAGAAACTACACTAGCAGTAATAGTTGCATCAGGAACATATGTCCATCTTCTACTATCATTAGCGTGTGTTCCGTGATTGGTTGCTCCTGCAGTGCTGGTTGCGATTGAACTGTCATCTAGTCCAAAGAAACCATCCTTAGAGTTCGCTGTTCCTACACCGACATTATACTTAAATCCAAGTCCACGGTCAGTATTGGTATCTGTAGCATGAACAACTGTTATTTCAGTCTGTGTGCTGATACCAGCAATTGCTGTTCCTTGGAATGTAAGTGTCTTAGTTCCTGTGTTTATCGCAGTAACTGTGGTTATACCACTTGCTGAGAAACTTGCGTGTAAAAGAGTATCATTAACTGCAACACCAGTTACTTGGTCGATTACAACAGTTGAGTCACCAGAACTAACTGCTGTCATTACAGTTCTCTTACTGGTTGTATCACCAACAACCATAATTGGGTCGTTTACAGTTGTAGCAGTAGAGTTAACAGTTGTGGTTGTTCCATCAACCTGTAAGTTACCTTTGATGATAACATCACCCTCATTACTTAAACCATCTGGATATGGGTCAATGAATATCTTGTTATCAGAATTACCTAGTGATGAGATTACATTATCAGCAATTCTTATTTTACCTAAAAGAGAAGCAGTTCCTGATGATATTAAATTACCACCGACAGTTAGATTTTTCTCAATTCCAACACCACCTTCTACAATTAATCCACCCGTATCTTTTGAGGTTGACTGTGTTGCAACGTTAATTCTAACATCTGCACCAGCAAATGTTAGTTGGTCAGTTCCATTTTCGTCATACTCAATTGTTGCATCGGGAGTTGAAGTTCCGTCAGCACCACCACCAAAACCAATTTTAGTATCATCAGGAACCATTATGTCCCCAGAACCATTTGGATTAATGATAATATCACTATCGGTTGTCTCGGAGGAAAGAACATTACCGTTTAACTTAAGATCATCGACACTCCATTCATCTATTTTTCGGTTGCTATCCAGTATTGCTACTATACCACCATCACTATTCCTTGAATTGGTTACACCAGTTAAGTTACCTGGTGAGTGTTCCATCATTGAGGTATAGAAATGTCCCGCAACTGGATTGACGTTCGACCCGTCATCTCCTAAAAATACTCTGTCTTTATACTGGTTTACTCCACCGAAGCTACCGATACCAGTAACATACGCCATTTCACCCCAGTTCAAACTAGCAGGTTTGGCTGTACCCGATGATCGTTTGATTCTAATTATACTAGCCATTTAGAAACTTCCTCCGTTGATGTCTAAATTCTGTGCTGAACCTGGCGTTAATTCTAAGGTTGCATCAAATTTTTGAGTATCTCCATTAAAAACAAGAACCATACCACTTTGTAAGGTTCCAGAAACATTCACATCACTTAATTCTGTTATTGATAGAGTTGAGGCACCTGCCAGAGATGAAATCACTCTCGTAGCATTCTGTTGTCCTACTCTGACTTTTATATCTGCCATCTAAAATAAGCAATTCAGATCTAAAAAGTATTTATATTTACTATGATGTTATCTTTGAGGCAAGGTCATTTAATAAGGATTTTAGTTCATTAATCTCATTTTTCATGTCATCTAGTTGCTCTTGTTTACTTTTATTCCTATTTCTTAGAGCAATATAATTTTCATAAGCAACCGTATCTTGATTTACTATTGCGTTTGTATTTTCATCACGAAATAAGTCTTTATGACCTTCAACTGGTATCATTTTACTCATTACTTACCTAAATCTTTATCTATTTGTTTATTGATTGCTCTTTTATCTTTCATATTCTGGTTTTGCCTTTTCAATAATTCTCTAACAGTTTGTGCTGGACTCTTACCTCCTTCTTTCTTTCTGAAATCATCTGAAACAGAACTAATTCTTCCAGTTGAACTTGTTGATTCAACTTCTTTACCTGCACTTAAACCTTTTTTATACCTAAGACCTGCATCAACTAATGCATTCTTTATTTTTTCTCTTGTGCTTGGTTTTTCAGCATCTGACTCTGCCTTTTTCTTTAAATCTTCTCCTTCACCTTTTTGCTGTTGCTGTCTTAGTTTCTCAAAGTTACTTCCACCATTTTTTTTGCTAGCTTGATATAACGTTCCTACAGCACCAATACCTGTCATTAAAGCAGGAAGTATAAATTTACTTCCTCCCTTCAATGCTGCTAAAGCAGCTGCATTTTCCTGAAATTGGTTGAATGTTTTCATTATGCTAGTGCAATTGCTCTAAAGTCCTTAAACTTGATTTGTGATGACTCATTTGTTGAACTCATTACTATTTTAATTGTGAATGAATTAAATTGCTCTAAATTATCAGCAGTAAATTGATACTCTGAGAATATTCCTATTCGATTAGGAGATACAAAAGCATCCGATCTACCATCATTCTCAGCAACATTAATTATTTCATCACCAAATCCATCACCATTTGTATCTCTCAAGTTTACGAAACCAGGAAATGGTCTGTATGTTGAAGACACTTCAGTTGAGTCTGAACTGAATAAACGATAATATACTCTAAAGTCTGATTCAGGTTGCACACTTGCACCAACTAATACTTTAAGTGATGTTGCAGGTTGTTGTAAGTCAACTCTTTGAGAAACAAATACTGAACCATGAGGGTCATTTTTAAGTTGATTTGTGCGATCATCTGATGCATAATTAGCAAGACCAATAGGATTGTTTAATTTATTACGTCCAAGAATAAATATTGCATTCTTAGTATCCAATACTGGTGATAAGTTTGGATCTTGAGTGCTCATATTCACATTCAAGGTTAATGATTTATTTTTTGGAAGAGTTGCTAGTCTCGCATTTTCATTAATTTTAGATGCAACTAATCTTGGTGTTGGGAAGAATGTTGCTTGATTTAGAATCGCTGGCTCAAATCCTTGATCTACAAATGAATTTTCAACACCATCTGCACTTGTACCACTAATTGTTCTAAACGATGAATTAACCCTTGTTGTTCTACCTGGTGTAATACAATTAAATTGTGGTGTTGCATTACTAAATTGATGGTTTTGTGATACTCTCGCAACTTTACCACCAAATGCCTTTTCATTCTTGAAACATAATAATGAATTGCCAGTTCTTGTTGGAGCAAGATTGGAAGTATTAATTTCTAAGAAATAACTGTCAATAGTATCTTGATGTGATGATACTGTAAATGTTGTATTAATACCAACTAATGATATACCACTTGCTTCATAAGTTTGAATGTCTGCATTTTCGGGATGAGGTAAAGCAATTGTATTAAATTTACCCCTTGTTAATGTTAATGAACCAGTGCCAACAACATAAGATACAATCTCATCCTCAAATAATGCCTCACCTCTGTCAGTTGTAATACCATTATATGATACAAATGGAGTTGTGTTTGCAACAGAAACAGTTGTTCCCTCTGCAGTTACACTTGATGTTGTTTGTATAATCTGGGTATCAGGTTTAATATTTTTAACATCAACTTGATTTAATCCAGAGTGATGTGCGTGATTGAATTGAGTGACCTCAAATACATTACCAGTAAACTTCGCACCATTTACAGTAGAGTCACCATTTACAGCGACGTTTGTAGCAACAGTTCTAGTATTATTATTAGCACCATAATGAACCATTACTTCATTATTTGTAAATTTCTCACCCTGAACATCAGTTAGATATAAAGTATCAAATGTTGAGTTGATTGCTGTAACAACAAACTTCAATCCAGAACCTCTGGTATACTTAGAACTTGTAGTGTCAACTGTTAATACCTCACCAACTTGATAACCGTTACCTGCAGCATTAATGGCAATTGCGGTTACAACACCACCAGATACAGTTGGATTCACTGTCGCTCCAGTTCCACTTCCAGTTAATGAAACAACTGGTACAGCAGTTGTGTTACTGAATGCATATCCACCACCACCAGATACTACTTCTTCAGTGGAAATTGGTGCACCTTGTCCTTCAATAATACCTGTTACACTTTGATCTTCTAAATCAGCAGCTGCACCTGTACTTACTTTTCTTCCTATTGGGAATACAGCATCTGTTTTTGTTCCAGACCCATCAATAACAACTTTTAATTTTCGAGGTAAAGATTTAAGTGGATTATCAGGTAAAACTTGTGTATTTAAGTTTCCTGCTTCAATTGGAGTATTAAAGAATGTTGCAGTTCCTGAAGGTACAAATGATGCCTTACGTAACTTAAAGCATAAATCTTGGAATTGACTTGGAGTCCAAATTGTTCCATTCTGTGATTTAAATAAACTACCACCAAGATATTGTTTGGATACAATTACATTCTCAACATCAGGTAAGTTTGTTGATCTAACAGTTTTCTGACCCATTGTAGCAACCCACATCTCATATTTGTCAGATGCAGGAGATAAGAATACAATAGCATACTCTCTCTTTGGTTCAAGATAAACTGGAGATGGGAAACGAATTGTAGTTGGTACAGATGCGTCAGCAGATGTGTTGATTTGATTTGGATTTAATGCAACCTGAGAATAATCCTGTACAAGGAATCTAGTAGGAGTTCCAAGTTCAACATGCCTTAATTCAACAAATACTTTTGCACTTGGATCTTTTGATGCAAAGAATACATCAAATGAGGTTAAGAATGCACCAGTTTCATCAGTTGTAAATGTCTGGGAAAGTGGGTCTCTATCAGGTGCTTCAACCCATCTTCTATCAGTTCTAGTGGATGTGTTAGTAAAGTTAGTAAACTCGTTTGGTCGTTGTGGGGGTGCTGGTGGGTTTCTAAGGTCTACAGTTGATGTATCTTGGGTAACTATCGTTCCTGTTCCTGTAAACGTACCAGAAGCGTCACTGGCATGGTCTGTTGCACCAGGTATTGGTATAGAACCCTCTGATGCTGCAGTCACTCTCATTGTAATTGTTCCTGAACGGAATACATTTGGTGGTTGAGGAGTTTGGTTAGGATCTCTGAAGAAGAATGCACCAACTATATCACCCCAATTATCTGAAATAAGGTTTATATTTGTAACCGTAGCAATCGCTCCACTAGTTTCACCTATGATTGTCGCATTTCTTATAGCATATCCAAAATATTCTTCAAGATTTGCTAACGATGTAACATCAACATTTAATAATCTTGATGTTGCAGAGTAACTTGATGATGGTGCTGGTCTACTTCTATCATAAATATCAACTTCGTAATTTTCTTCTAGAACAGCAAGAGAACCAAGTCCTGAACCAATATCAGGTCTTTGACTATCACCAAATTTATGATTTGGTCTTTGCAGACGAACATATCCAATTTGCTCTCCATTTAATTCAATTCTTGCATTCTCAAAAATTGTAAATGTACCTGTGACCATTTCAATTTCAACAAGTTTAGGTACGATATCTGGAACTGCACTATCAAGATACTGGAAATGACGAGTAAGTGGTTTTAATCCATTAACTGAGAAATAAACATTTCTTGATCTCATAAACGGATCTGCTTCACTTGTTACTTTAACGTCTTCAATATACTTGAATTCTCTTGAAGGTCCTTCTAATACATTGGTAAATGCAATTTCCCTATCAATATTAACTGTTGTAGTAGCGGTAAATCCAACCCAACCTGAGTCATCACGACTTCTTCTTGTGTCAAATTGTTGAACATCAGTTGTTGAAGTGATATTCTCATTAACAATATTTGATTGCTCTACCCATCTTGCACCTGTTGACTCAATTCTTTCATCATCAAGATAGATTGTTCGTGACCAGTTATCTGATGGTGGATCAAGAACAATTCCACCAGCAAAGGTAATTACATTGAATGGGTTAATATTTTCTACTTCAGTTGCTTGAGGTTGATTTAACCAATCTACTTCAGTATATGCAAGTGTAATTATATCACCTGTTTTCTGACAATTAGTATCAAGTAGTTGTAAATTAGAATTTAAATCAGCAGTTGCTACAGCAATCTGTGGGTTAAGTGCTAATTCTGCTCTTAAAGACCAGAAATCAACAGCATTACACATCTCTCTTTTTCTTATGTCAACATCAATTCTTGAACCTGTTTCTGGAGTAAAATCAATAAATCTTCTATCTTTGAAGTTATTAACTGCAAAACCACTCTTAAATCGATCTAAACCATCACCATCTCTTACTTGGAATGATTTTGTATCTAACTCAAGGGCATTTAATGTTGTTAAAGTTTCAAGATTATCAATTCTCTTTTCAAGAGCACCGATATCTCTCATCGTAAATCTTCGATTATCTTGTAACTTAATAGATGGTTGTCTTACAGGATCATAAAGATATGGTGGTAAAGAAATCTGAGCAATCTCCATAGAATCACCAAGTTCAGTTGGTGGAGCAGGATTTTCAGCAGACTCACCCTTAATAAGTTTTACTTCCTCAAATTGGTTTATAACCAATTTATCAATACGTGGTAGATAGAAATTGAATCCTAATATAGAACTCTCATTAGGTGTAATTATGAATGGATTATTTGCAACAAATGTACGATTTATTAATGAGAATGGACTACCAACTCCTCCAGCTACAGTGTAATTTGCAACTCTTGGTCTGAAATCTAATATGTCAGTGACACGATTACGATCAACTGATATTATATCATCTGTAAATCTCTCTTTCGTATATGAACTAGCTGTAAATAAATCACCTGTAACATCCCCAGATACCTGATATTGATCATACACAACTAATAATTTTCTTGATGGAATTGCAGATTTTGCTTTTCTAACAATTCTTGACAGTCCGCAATATTCTTTAGTATGACCTGAATTTAATATGAAATTATTTGTTCTATCAACAAAATTACCTGTATCAATTCCTTGTAAAATTGATTGTATTGCTGACTCATCAAACTTTACTTTCTCACCAACAATAAATGAATTACCATTTAAGTAAACAATTTCAACATCGTTTGCATTACGATTGACTACTTGACCAATTGCACGACTTTCTTGACCAATTACTTTTTCACCTTTTATTGAATCTGTGTTTAGATTTAATCCACCAACAAATTTTAATTTATCAAAAGTAGGTGAATTATCAGTTTTTGATTCATATATTGCAATTACTTTATTAACATCAGGTACATTAAGTGAGATTTCTTCATCTTCAACTCTCAATCCATAGTTTGAACTCGTTGTTAATCCACTTAAAGTATTGAATTTAGATGTTCTTGTAATCTGTACTTGCTCACTTCTAATATAATCTTTTGCCTTACTTGTAATACCAATTTTCTTTAATGTGACATTAACAGTTGCGTTTCCACTTGATTTTGATAAACCGTTAAATGCAATATTATTACCACCATTTGTAATGACTACTTGATCTGAAGTTAGTGGTTCAGTTGTACCATCACTGTATTGAATTGAATATTTTTCTGCATCAAATGGTTCAAAGAATGCACTTGTAATTCCTGCAGATGCATTTAATGCATCAGAAGATGCTAAAGTTATAGTAGAACTACTAATTGCTTTATTTAATATTTGTTTGCCGATTATTAAATTTGAGTTGGATGTATCAACATCAGCAATATTTTTTCTTGGTAACGGTGCAAATATACCTGAATTAGTCGAAATTCTAGGAACTTTAACCCTAAAGGAATTGCTTGTTGATATACCTGCTGCTTTAATGGCACCATTATTAACACCAGAAACGGTAGTTGTTGCAGATAAAGTCAAAGTTGCTCCATCAGCGGATATTGCACTTACTCTGTTTACCGTTTCATCTGCATCTGTACTAAATTGATATGCAATAAGAGCATCTGTATTAATACCAATCTGTCCAGAAAATCTACGACTTGGAACATTTGCAGTGTTTGTTCCTGATCCACCTAAGACATTAAGTTGATCTGTTAGAGAAAAATTAGGTAATACTTTATCATATAAAACTGCATCAGCAAGAAAATCTGATACCAGTGCAGGTGAACCAAGGATTGTAGAGACATCTTGTGAAACACTTTTGATGTCATCAACAGTATATTTGTTTATTTTTGTGATTGAAAAATTAGGTGAACCTTGTCCCTCATTGATTATAATTTCTTCACCATTTATAAAATCACCAGTGGTTTCAGCGACAATCATTTCTTTTGCATGTGTCGAACCAGCATTTTCAAATAAGAAACCTACAGTACCACTTGTCTTACCTCTAACTCTTGAACCACCAATTTGTCTAGTTGGTTCAAGTGTTCCTGCAACCTGTAGAATAGTAAATGTCTGGATATCATACAAATGTAAATCAAACTGAGTTGTAGCACCACTGTATACTCCATCTGTTGCACCGTAAGAATATACTCTTGCTTGACCTATTTGTATACCACCTCCACTTAATGTTGACCCATCTCTTCTACGATTGAAAAGTTTAATTGTGTTTGTATTATCACCACCAACACTTACAAATGGTGAACCAAAGACATTATTTACTTTAAGAACACTACCCATGTTAAATGGAATAGATGCTGCATTTACTTTCTTTACATCTCTTGGTTTTTCAATATCTAATACAGTTGTTCCTGGTAAATAAACATCAAATCCTCTTACATATGCACGACCTGGTGATAATTTAACGCACATTAAATCATCAGTTGGTTTATTTCCCTCGTCTGTTACTTGATTTTCAGTATATAATCCTCTACTATCAATTTCATTATTCAATGAATTTTGGATATTTACACGGAAAGGAACTACAGAGTAATCACCAGATTCATCAAATGTTCTCTTCGCAAAATACTTTTTAATCTCAGAATATACTGACATATTCTGTAATTTTTTAGTTTCTCCTTCTCTTACCCTAAAAAGTTCAACAAAATTCGTATCATTAAAATCTTGAAGTGATTTTTTCGCTAATTTACAAGTTATCTTAAATCTATCAGCACCAGGTGCAGCAAAGTTAGTAAATCCTTTTGCATTGTCATACAATTTAGAGTTATCGTTTGCATTTACAACCTCTTCAATTACCTCAAATCCAACTCTGTATGATGGTTGATTATTATATGGATCTAATACTATTAATGAAGTAGGAACATCAACAAATATACCTCTTAAGAAGTAAACACCTTTGTTTACACCAAAAGCAGAACCAGTTGCTGCAGCATTTTCAGGAGTAAGTGTTAATACAGTTTCATCAATACTTAAAGTTGTATTGCCATATGTTAATGGTTCTTCAAGTATTAAAACTTCTCCATCGGGAAAAGCAACACTCTCATTATCTGTTCCAGACTGATTATACTTTAAGAAAACAGTTATTTCATCTACACCTTCTGCTGGAGGTAATATAAAATTCTTGATAGTTGCCACAATACCAGAATTTTGCCCTCTAACTCTAGTTCCTTTACCATTATTGTTAGATATAATATCACTTAGATAAATCGATACATCAATACCAAGATGTGTCGCATTAATTTTCGCAGAATAGTAGGATTTGTCAAACTCAATGCCACCAGGAATGACCATCGAACCTTCTTTGAAGATATGTTTTCCAAAGTTTTCAACTTGATTTTGTAATATAGATTGTAATCCCGTTAATTCTCTTGCCTGAACTGGAAGACCAGGCTTGAAAAGGACTTTGTAAAAATTATCATCCTTACTGAAATCATCATAGTAAGGACTTATATTTAAATTCGTTTTTTGTGGCATTTTAGAATTCTAGTATGATTTTAATGTCTTCCTTTTGTCGAGAGTTTCTGACAATCAACGGTCTATTATCTAAGTAAATTGTTTCACCTGACCCTTTATTTATCTCTGAGTTAGATAACCCTGAAATAAAGTTTGTTCCTAAATTGATAAGTTTGTTACCTGTAGGATTAGTTGTAATACCAGAGAATGACTGTGATATTGCACCTGAGAAAGATGATTCCTTTCCTTCAATATTATTTGCACCTGTGGTGGACTCAAATTGATAAATTCTACCAGAAGTAGAAATACCAGCATAATCTGTTTGGTCAAATGTCGTTCTATTAAAGTTTAATGAACGATCTCTAAAATACTTCAATACTTTGGTTTCAGTATCATAAGATGCAATATATGCAGTTGCTACTCTTCCTACATTGGGTGAGACTGTAAGCACCTGCTTTATTTCTTCTCCAACTATCGGAACACCAGTAATGGTGTTAAATTTAACTGCCTGTAATGATGAGTAAGTATTATCAGTATATGTTACTGAAGTTCCTACCTTAGTTGGATTTTTAACAATACCAACTTGTGCAAATTTAGTATCAATTGGAAAATCTTTAGTAGAATCATCAAAACGTGCATAAACAATACATCTATCAGTTCCTAATTCAGTATATAAATCATGACCATGACCCAATGATGGTGGAATGATGGGAATTAATTTTGCACGACCAGTTGATGTAGATACACCGCTATTCAATGTTCCTAAATCAACAACACCATAACTATATCCTTTACCACCAGCACTTACAATAACATCAGTTATTGTGCCGTTTACAACATCAACTCTTGCTTTTGCCCCTTCACCATCTCCAATTATATCAACTTCCTGACTCAAACCATTTGCATATCCATTTCCAGCATTTTCAATAAAGACATGTTTGATTTGATTTAAGTTAACATCAGAATTACCATTCTCTCTTACTGATCTGATTTGAGAATCAGTGCTTGTGTTCCAACCATTTGGGACAGTAATGAATTCAGTTGAATCAAATTTAATAATATCACTAGGTGAAACAGTGAAAAGATACTTCCAAACATATCCATCACCACTATTACCTGCCTTTGATGGTTCCAAATCGGTAAATGTTGGTTCATCCTGTGAGACATTCCCAAGCGGGTTTGCTCCTGTTGATCCATTATCAATACAAACGTAAACCTTAAAGTCGGAATTGAGAACGTAGTAGTTTGCATCATATAACCTATTTGCCTTTGTTAGGGGACTTGGGTTTTCAACACTATAATCATCTCTATAAATCTCATATCTATTTCCTGCAACCCAATCAACTCTCCTTATAATTCTTCTAATATTAGCAGATGATACTTTTTTACCATACATCATCGTATCACCAGTATGGGCACGATATGAAAAACTATCTGTGGGTGCTGGAGTTGTTGAATTCCAATCAGAAGACCTTCCATACCCAACCAAAGTGTTAGTTCCAGTAGGGTTAGCTAGACCTATGAACACATAATATGAATTATTTGTGTTTTCTACTGATTCTACGAAATTGTTTGCGTTCAGAATTCTAAATTGATCAGTTATAATTGCTGACATTGTTATCTAAACTTTTCTTTTTATTTATAGTGGTAATTTAATCAAAGTCCAAATACTCTAATCGCACCTGATGATCTTAAACCTCTGAGTGATTCAGATGTATAATTCTTACGTTGTATTGTTGGGAAGGTTGACATCCCCACATTTACAGTAAATCCAGTAACACCAATGGATATTGGGTTTGCATTTCTTGTAGCATTAAACAATCTTCCCCAAGTAATTCTACCTAATGAAGTTGTCAAACCAACACCACCAGCAGCAGTTGGATTGTGGAAACCAGTAATTGCAATACCAGTTACTGATGAACTGCTGTTTGTATGAACATTACAAACAATTTCACCTGTTGGACCAACAGATGACACCGAGTGAACCTTGTAAATGTTATCTACAAATGTAGTTCCTACTCCTACAACAGATGAATCTTGACTATCAACAGATGTCACTCCATTTCCAACAGTTGTATCCTTAATTAATACTGGATATCCAGCAAGTAATGTATTTGCTGTCTTATCTGCCCTAAAGAAGAACTTAAGAGCTAATGGATGACCACCTGTTCCAGTTGTAGTGGTAATACCAGTTATTATACCAGTGAAACCTTCTACATTACTAATTGAAGTTACTTTCTCTGTTTTATACTCAGGTAGACTTACAATTACTTGTGGTGGTGTTAGATTAGAGTATCCTAGACCTGCATTTGTAATTGTTGTTGAAGTTATAGTTCCATTAGTAATTGTAGCAGTTGCTGTTGCTGTAGTTCCAATACCAACTCCGATTACTGGAGGTGCACTTATTTTAATAGTTGCTGTTGCATATCCAGTTCCAGCATTTGTTATATTCAATGATGTAATTTTACCAGCACTTGATACAATCGCTGTTGCTGCTGCACCTGTATTAACTTCACCTGATGTTACAAGAGCATCAACTGAATTATAAGTTAAATTATAATCACCTGCTGATTCATCTGGTAGAGATGCTGATAAATGATTACCTTTCTCATAGAAGAATACTTCAGCATCATCTACAAATATTCCATTTGTGCTTCCTTCACCTGATGATGTTGTGAAATCACCAATAATTTTAGATGTAGGATAAACTTGTGGTTCAAGTATTTCTCTTGATTTAGAAATTTTTCTACCACCAAGAATGACATCAACTTTTTGTTTTGTCCATCTAACTGGTTTATCATTATTCTCATCAATACCTCTACCACCGTAAATATCTGTTTCAAGTAACTTAGCACCAAGTATCTCCTTGATTGTTCTCTCAAACTGCTGTGTAGTTGTAATTCCAATCGGATGCTTGAATAATTTTAATTCATCACCAATCTTAATTGTTTCTTGAGTATCAACTATATCAACATCAATACCATCCTGTCCCTTATAGAAGAAGATGTCAACTTTTGCTTCTGATTTAGGTGCTTCCTCAAAGTCAAATGTTGTTCCACCATCAAAGGTGTATGATTCATTAGGTTTCTGTAGAACACCGTTTACAAATACAAGTAAGACTGCATTCAAGTCAATTAACTGAGATGATGAGTTTGATACATCCTTCTCAAAACTTAAGAGTTGACCATTAAAGAATAATGGGAATCTCTTTCTTGAACCATTTTGTAAGTTCTGAATACTATCAATAAAGTCTAATTCACCAAACTGCCAAGAGGAGAAACTATCATTAAAGATGTCTATAACCTCTAACTCAAATTGTTGTATTGGTGATGATAAATGTGATGCAGTCACAAGTCCAACTGGTGTGAATTTATCACCAACCTTGAATGAATGACCAGGTCTTGCTATCTTAAACTTAGATATCTCAAAGGTAGTAGATCCAATACCTACAGTTGTAAGTGCTGCTCCAACTTCTACATCTAATAGTAAGTTAGAACCTGTATCAGTTGTTGCTCCAACTCCTACTCTTGATACACCGATTATAGGTATATTATCATAATTTGGTTCAGGAATAATAATTTCTGGGTTGACATAACTTGTTCCAGCAGAAACAATATTAAATGCAAGTGTTCCACCAGCACCCACAGTTGCAGTTACAACAGCACCACTACCTGCACCACCACCAACTCCAACTTGAAGAGTAATGGTATCATCAGTTTTAGCAATAATAGAAGTCTGAATACCAGCAATAGGATCAGAGTTGGGGAAACTAGTCTTAGAAATCGCTCTTGGATATGGGTGATTAGAGAAGAAGTTATCTTTAGAGCACTTGAATACTAATCCACCAGTATCAATACCAACAGTATCACTTGTAGTTAAACCGTGATTTGGTATTGTAAGAACAAGAGTTCCTGTATGTGATGTATAAACAGCGTTTGTTGCAGTAAATGAGTTTGCACTAGAGGCAGCAAAACTTCCCTTACGGATTGAACCAATACCAGCACTTACAAATCTATGAACATATGCTTGATCAGTAACACCAATCGCAACTGAACCACCACGATATCCAGAACCAAATGTTAAATCCTCAAAGAACTCAAATGCATTACCACCACGAAGATATGAATGTGGTATCGTGCTTGCTCCTGCTTGAACCTCAAATGTTCTGTCAGACACTATACCAACTACAAATAATCCTCTTTCGTGGTCTTGGAAGAATGAAGTTGTGATACCTGAACCAGCAGGACAAGTAAATTCTAAATCTTTTAATTTAACTTGATTAGGTCTTTCAAGAGCAAATCCGTGAACTTTATTAGTAGTAACAGTAATAATACCTGTGATATTATCATACGTAGCAGTCTGAACACCAATATTAAATCCAGATGATGTGCCAATACCAACAATACTTGTTAATCCACCAGCAGCATTCTTTCTTGCAATTACCTTTGCACCTTGTAATGGTGCATATCCGAGACCAGGTGTTGAACCTAATGAAACAATTAAACCACCTCTTGGAACTTGATTCTGATTGATATCAAATTCAGATATGATAAAGTCACCATTTGTTGAAGTGATTCCAGTGAATTCAACTGTTGATATACCAGCAGTTGAATCCGAGATAAATTCGTAAGTATTTCCAGTGTTATTTGTTGTCTTTGGAGTTTGGAATATTCCATTGATGAATAGAACACCATTACCAACACCAATACCAGATGAAGTGTTCGCTCCACCAACCCTTAGTGAATAAGTTTTACCAATACCAGTAAATCCATCAGATATATCATCAAAAATCATATTAGTGGTATAATCACTTCTCAAGAATGTTCTACCACTATAATCTGCCTTTACGAACGGTAGATTAGTTTCATCTCTTCTTGATCTAGTGTCGCCTTTTGGTGGTTCTGCAAAGAAGATTGTGCTATCTACAATATTGAATGAACCTCTATGAACCCTCGCAGTATCGTTTGCAGAGTGAGTAGTCGCTGCAATACCTAATTGTCCTCTTTCCACTTTAACTGATGGTAGAGTGGCAATACCAAGTGCTACATCAGTAGCATCGTTTATAATACCTGTTGGTGTGCTGGAGAATCCTACTTCAGTTACTTTTACGTATTCATCATTGATTTTTAAGAAGTCAGATGCTCTAACTGAATTGATTCCACTTAATACGAACTGAGTAAGTCCAATTGCAACGTTTGAGTCTAATGTATGAGAGATTGATGTAAAGTTTATAGGAGTCTGGACAACACCATCAAGACCAATAATTGATTTTGTCAATTGTTTTGTCATTGACAATTTGTGTAAATTACCAGCACCTGTTCCTGTAAATGTTACAGCAGCACCTGTTGCTACGTATTCAGGTCTTGTAAACAACTGGAATCTGTTTTCATCCAGAACTTTAGCAAATACAGTGCTTGGTAATATTGTAGTAACGATACCAGCAGTATTTGCAGTTGAACCGATTGAAACAGCAGAAGCAGCAACCCCAACAAATGTAGATGTAGGTGTATAAGTTAATTCTTCATTTGTATTGAAGAAATGACTTGGTATCGTGAATATACCTGTAGATGTGCTTAGAATGCCAGTATTAGTTGGATTAAATGTCTTAGTGAAGATTGGAATACCATCGTGCTTCAGATCAAAACTTAATTTGTCAGCTCTTTGTCCACCTGAACCATCATATGTTGTAAGGAATAATTTTTGTGATACTGTTCCGTATGATAAATCTGGTGGTTCATTTGCAAAATCACTTAGAGTATAGAATATCTGATTAAATGATTGAACTTCAATTAAGGAATCAAATTCAGCATCTGGATAAAATCTTAGATTAATATTATTTCCACTAAATTCACCACCAAATGTTCCAATACCTGTGGTAGATCCTAGTGATACAAATGGATATTGAACTGTTAATACGTCATCAACATCTCTTATTGATACAATTTGATGAACTGCTGATGTTTCTCCACAGGATACTCTTACAAGAGATTTAACTGATGAATCAATAGTTTTATTAATAGTTGCATATGTAATTGTGCTTGCGGTTCCAGTAACATATCCAGATTCTAATCTAGCACTTCTCTCTGCCCCTTCAGGTTGACCAGCAACTGCAAAACGATGTGTTCCGATTCCAGCAGTGGTTGTTCCTAATCCTACAATGTTTGCTCTTACATCAAGAACATTTACTCTATCATTCTCACATTGTAATTTGATTAAATCATTCTCAAATCTTGCTGTTACAATACCAACAGAACTCTTACTAAAACCAGATTGTGTATCAATATATGATTCTGTGATAGTGACATTCGTTCCATCAAAGTCAACTAATATCTCATTATAATTGATTTCTTTAGTTGAACTATCTTGAACAAATACAGTTGCATAGAAAGCATTAAAATCATTTTTAGAGAATTGTGCAATGGTTCCTGTGCTTACACCAACAGTTGTGCTTGCAATACCTGTATTAACACCTGTTAAGTCAACACTACCGATTACATTTGTTCCAATACCTGCTAAATCTGTATTAAAATCAACCTTTAATATTTTAATATCATGATCTTTGGTAAATTTTTCTGTAGGAGTAAACAATAAATTCTTTTCACCTGTTTTAAGAATTTCTGAATCAAAGTCACCAAGTTTTAATGTTGTAAAATCTTGTGTTTTTTCAAGAATGTATGCATTATTTTCATCAGTTAAAGTAATTAATTCAGTGAACTGAGTATCAAATGTATCAGGATCAATTATCTGAACAAGATAATTTCCAAAATCTTCTGTTAGTTCTTCAATTATAGTATTTGTTGCATCAAATCCTTCACTTGAGAATGTTTGACTTATATCATCGTGAATAAGAACTCTATTTGTTTTACATCTAGTAAAGTCACTTAATGATCTATTTTTGATAGTTAAGAACTTAGAACCATTAGGTCGAGTATCAAAATCTCTAGCGAAGTCAAAATTATTAATCGCATCAACTCTCTGCTTTTCCTCCAAACCAACAACATTGCCAACATCAAGAACAATAGTTTGACTTGTGTTTCTAACTGTTCCAACTCCAACAGAAATGTTTGAATCTACTGATGTATCAGAGAAGTTTTTAAGACCTGATGGATGAACTAAACGATTGACAGGATTGACAAATTTTTCCCACTCAATAGAACTCTTAATTGTATATGAAAGATTTTGATAGTAATCATTGTCAGGTATGACTTGATAATCTTCATTTAATTTACCGATATCGTCTAACCAACCATATTCTTGTCTATTTGAGAAATCAACATTGAATTTTGCTTGATTATTAACTAAAGAAGATATTTCTGCAGATACACCACTTAGTTCCCCTTTGACTCGATCACCTTTTTTAATCTTTGTCTTTCCATCAATCTTAATATAATCACTTCTTACCTCTTGTATTGTTAAATCAGTTTTAACATCATCAATTAAGAGAGATTCTTTAATCTCAAATACACCTCTAGTCTGTATTGGTTTTATAACAGGATATTTTGTTTTATTAATAAGATTAGCATAACCTGATTGGAATGTTTTTGCGATACCAGCATTTGTTGTAACACCTGCTAAACTAAACTTGACAACACTTTGAGTTCCTGCAATATAGTCATCAACATTAAAGAATTGATAATTATAGTTTTCAGAGTTGTATCCATCTCCAGTTACAGTTGTATTTGTTGATATTCCACCTTGTGTAGCACCTACACCAGTTTCTCCATCTCTCTGAATACCTTCAACAAATATTTCATCTCCTATCTTGAATGGTTGAATATCAAATCCATTGATTGGTGTTTCTAGGAAACAGGTTACAACTCCAGAATTACTGGTTTGGAGTGAATTAATTCCAACACCATTTGAGTTATTAATTGCAATAATTTTATGAACCACTGAATCTAATCCAGATACAGGTGCTAATACATCAACTTGTGATATTGTTTGATTTGGAGCTACTGCTTGTAGAGATACATTATCAACAATAGTATTTGATACTGGATTGAATACTATTAAATTAGGTGCACTGATATATTCTGCACCACCATCAACAACCTCAACTTTATTAATAACATCTAAATTATTAATATTAAGCACAGGAGAAACAAATGCTTCAGGACTTAATGTTTTATCGGATGAATATTCATATCCAAAATCAATAATTCTTACTTTTTTAATTCTACCGATTGATTTTGATGTAGCAATTATATTTGCATCGGAACCATCTGTACTCTTAACTGTATTAAATTGTGGTAATTTTTTATAATTGAAACCTGGTGAGATAATCTTAAATCCTTTAATAGAACCGTGAACATTTTTTGACTTTGTAGAGTATTCTAATTTTTCACAATCAGAACTAAAGTATGTTAAGAACTCAGGAAGTTTAGGTGATATATCAAACTTATCGTTTGTAACATTAAAAATCTTATACTCGCCATTATAAGCACTATCAATAAATCTTATTTCTGAATAATCTGTAACCTGAGTATCAGCAGTGCTAATAAATCCACCCTTAGTTAATCCATAATACAATGAACCAGGTGTAGATGCTGAGAATTGCACTGATAATTCAGAACCTGATAACCCAATGGTTCCTGCAGTACCTACGTTAAAGGTATTACTATCTTGAGAACTTAAATATTCATTTGTCAGTTCCTTATCGTAGAATAACTTAAAGTCAAAGTCTGCTAAAGTAGTGCTTGATAATCCAAAAGTAAGTTTAGAATTTTTAACAACATCAATTCTTGGATTAATTAATGCAATAGATTGGTTTGCACCACCAGTATTTGCTGTAATTGAAACAGTTTTTACTGGATTTGAGTTTATATCAGTTAGTGTTTCTGCTAATTGGAATCTTCTATCACTTATTTTATTAATAAAGAATGTTCCTGTTCCAATTCCTGTTGCATTTCCATCGTATAATACCTTATCTCCTGTCTCAAAACCGTGTCCAGCAATATCAATTTGATTAGTCTCAACGTCTGATGCAGCAAATGTAAGAGGATTGATAGTCAAAACCTCAAACTCTGGATTGTAATTAACAGAAATTGGTGCAGTTGTTCCAATACCTACTGCTAAGTTGGGGACAACATTCATTTTTATGATGTCACCATTTAATAAATTATGAGTTGTTGTCTCTGCTACTGCTACATTTGTCTGAACTGATGTAATAATTTTACTAATATCACCAGTGATTTGTTCTTTTGTAGACTCAAAATTGTAAAGACCTGAAGAAATACCTGAATTTGTTCCCTTTGAGAAGAAGAATAATCCCTCACTTGTATTACCGATACTTGCTCTGGTTGTAACTAAACCAACATAATTTACACCTTTGTTAATTATGAATACTTCAGTTGTATTTTGACCTGTAAATGGTAACTTAAATGTGTTAACCACTTCTGTTGGACCTACATCAAACCTTAATGCACCATTTCTCTTATTAAGATTTACTTTTTGTCCTGTCTTAAATGGGTGATTAGGTATATGAATTGTTCGAGTTGGTATTGATAAACTACTCTTAGTCTCTCCAATAACCTGCTCAACCTCAATTGCACCACCAGCAGTTGTTCCAACACCAACTGATTGAGGTCCATTAAAGAATATTAAATCATTTCTCTCAGAATCAAACTTTTTAGTTTTAACAGGTATCAATATTTGATTGTTCAATACATCTATTTCAGAACCAAAGGTGTGAGCAATTCCTGCATGTCTTTGTATTCTGATTACTTTTGGTGTTGGGAATATTTCTAATACCTTTAATATCTCTGTATTAGTTGTATTTCCAGAACCAACTCTTAATGATCCACCTACTGCAACTGAATTAGGTATTGAGGTAACAAAAATATCTTGAATTACACCACTTGCATTACCAACTTTCATAGTTTGTGCAAGTCCTATACTATCAGTCTTAACACCAACTTTAAATGTATTTGTTAAATTAACAATCGAACTACTTAATCCTGATACTGATATTGCATCTTGGTCATTTAATTCTACAAATGGTAGATAATTTGCGGTAACTTGATTCGGATTATTCCACTCAAAAACAACATTCTCAAATTTAGTTAATGTTGTGTCGATGAATGAAACACCAAGACCTACAATTTCATCAACTTCTGCACCGAATCCTGAACCATTTGTATTTGTATCATCAAAATCAACCTGATCACCAACCTTATATCCAGAACCACCATTGAATATTGTAATATCATCAATATCACCAGTAGTAACAGACTCTACAGATGATAGTTGTCTTATCTGCTCATAGGATTCAATTATAAAATCATTTTGTGCAAATTTCTCATCTACATTATATGGGAATGTATTTCTTCTAAGGTTAGATGCATTGAAGTTAAAATCTTGATTCAGTGTTTGATTTTCTTTTATGAAAGGTGATCTATAAGTATTTCCAATAAAGTATGGATATATTCCTTCTAATTTGTTGGTTGCAGTTCCAAGTCCAACAGTTGTAAAGTAAGCATATATTCCATTTGGAAATTCTGGTGTCTTACAGAATCTTCCATTATGAATATCTAAGTCTCCTGTACCATCAAAGATGTGATCCTGAACAAAGAAACCATCTGCATAACCTGTTGGTCTGTTTACAACTTCGGTTGTATTAGTTTTGTATGATGGTGTAAGTATTTTGATACTTGAGTTAATATTATCTGCTTCACTATATCCAAAAGGTCCGTAAATTGGATTACCATCATATGCCCATCCAATGATTGGAGAGTGTCCTGTAATTTTATCAAACTCACCATTTGATTTGACACTGAATGTATTCTCAAAAGTTCCTGCAATATCTTGTGAATAACCTAATATACTAAATTTAAGACTACCATTTTTTTCAGTTAATAGTGAATCTCCAAATCTCTCAGAGTTGTTTAATGTAAGGTTTCTAACTCTTGCTTGAAATAGTCCACCAAACCCTCTGTTAAACGCTCTGACCTCTGTTGTAAAACTACTATAACCAATTCCACTATTAATTACGATTGCGTCTGTAACCCTATTATTTTCAACCACAGGACGTATTACCGCACCAGCACCTAATCCAGAATCTGTAATTTTTAATTCAGGAATTGAATTATACTCTCTACCTCTATTTGTAACAACACAATCTATTATTCTTCCGTTAATTATAACAGGTTTAAATTCTGCATCTCTACCATCTTGTATTGATACTTTTGGACTAATCTCAGTATCTAATATCTCTGAACCATAATTAGTTCCTGTTTCATATAGATAAGCACCCAATAAATCTCCAGTAACAACTGGTGTGATTGTCAAATTACCTGTAACTGTTGAACCAAAAGAAACTTCAATATTAACTTTAATTTCTGGGTAATTAAATATTTGGAATCCTGTTCCTGATGAAGTAAAATCAACAAATTTATCTCTATCAAAATCAGCGGTTGATGTTCCACCAACTCCTGCATTTGATAACTTAAACTCATCATCAGATATTTTTTTAATAATATATGATGTTGTTGTGCTCAAACCACCTATCGCAGTTGTTTCAGTAGAATACTCAACTACCTCTCCACTCTCAAAACCATGATTCTTAAAGTTAATTGAATTAAATGATGTTGAAATACCTGCAGGTTTTACTCTTAATTTACGATGAGTATAACCAGAACCTTCATTTATGACTTTAACAGCAATAAGAGTGTTCTTTTCTTCAGTCTCAAATTTATGAATACCACTTGCACTTGTATCAGTTGATAATCCAACTGTATTAATACCAGCAATACCTGTTAATGCATCAACTTTAGAATTAAATATTCTGACTGTAGTTGAGTTTACAACTCTAACAAAGTAAGGATCTCCATCTGATAGAGTTCCTGTAATGGTATTTGTTCCATCGTAAGCAGCACCTATACCAATTGGAGTATGACCATTCGCATTGTAAAAGACTAATTGACCATTTTCTAAGTTATGTGCTGTCTTGAAGGTGATTGTTTCGTTAACTATATCTACACCACCATTGAAAAATATATCTCTACTATCAAATTCTAACTGTCTATTACGATTTCCAAGTAATGGTTCTAATTTACATCCAGTTCCATTACCACCAGTTAATGAAATATTCTGAACAGTATCAATATCAAAGTCTTGTGGGTCAACAAATACTTCTTTTACGGTTCCTTTAATGATTGGTTCTGCTAATGCTGCTGTTCCAGAACTTGTTTCAATACCAATTACTGGTGGATTTAATACATCATATCCAGTTCCAGAGTTTAATAAATCTACAGATTCAAGAGGACCAAAGAATATTTGATTATCTGAGATAGGTGAACGTATCTGAACACCATTTATTAGTATACCAATATCATTTACAGGAGAATCGTGCTTAGATACTGTAAATAAATTTTGTGATAATGGGATTTTTCTTAAAATTTTATCTGAATCTATCTTTCTTGAAGAGTGTCTCTTTAATACAAATCTATGAACCTCTGTTGTAATGCCTGTTGGACCTATCTGAACAGTGCTGGCAGTTCCTATTTGTGAACTTGAATTATAAATTTTAATTTTTGATGTATTCTGATTTGCACCAGGTGTAACAGGATCAACATAATAACTCCTACCACTCTCTAATCCAACAAAACTTTGACCTTCTGGTTGATAAACTATTTCATCACCTTGAATGAATTTAATATTTTCACCTGCAGGTGGAGTAAATTTAATGAAACTATACTTTTGAGTTAATACATCAAACCCATCTAAAACACTTTCTGTGCCACTTGTGACAGTTTCTTCAATAATATTGGTTGTAATATCATAACTTGGTAGTGAATTTGATGCAACATAACCCTCTACATTACCGTCAACATAAACACTAAGAGTATCTGTTATAACTTTTTCATTACCCTGTAGAATCTCTGCACCTGAACTGGTTGCTTTCTCTACAATTCTGCGAATATCATATAATTGATTTGCTACTGGTGTAAATCCTGCAATATTAGTTGCGTTTATTTGATTCAATCCAACGTCAACACTCTCAACTTCACCACTTCCTTCTATAATCTGCTCATTTCTTTTTAAGATATGGAATTTATCACCAACTTTTAATGATGCCTTATCAATTTTTGTTTCTAAGTTAAATGTTGATCCTGTTATTTCTACTTGAAATCTTGAACTTGTATTATAAATCCAAGAATTAGCAAATATTTTCTTATAAGATTGGTCATCATTATCAATTTTTTCACCAACATTCTTTACAAATATATTTTCTCCTTCATCAACTAGTTTAATATCTGTTACTGGAACAAACTCTGATAATACACCAGTAATTCTCAATTCTATTTTCTTGCTTAAATCCCCATTCTCATATCCAAATATGGTTTCAGTTGATCTTAAACTATCAGCAGTCGATATACTTGAATTAACACCAGAGCAACCAAAGAATTGATTGATAGATTTAGATGTATATTCTATTGTATTATCACCACTAACAACAGTTCCTATTGTTCCAAACCCTACTGTAGAGTCAACATCAATAATTGTTGCACCACTAGTAACAGGATTTAATATTTTTGTATTACCAGGTATTGTAAATGTTCCTTCGATTAAATCACGGTCACTAAATCCTACGAATAAAGCAATTTTATAGTAACTCTTACCATCTCTCTTTATAATTTCAACTTCAGATACTGAACCACTTGTATTTGAATCAGTTGATTTGAAGATAGTTTGACCAGTTAAGTTTTGAGGATTGCCTGTAGGTGTTATTAAATCTGCAACGATTACTTCACGACGTATAAACTCTGCATCAGATGGTTTAATTAGATTTCCTTCTAAGTCAATTACATTTGACTCAACACCATATAATACCTTGAATAATATTTTAATTGATTCTTCTACACCTTTTGACTGATAGAATGAACGTGCAAACTTAACAAAGTTACCTACATCAAGATTTTCAGCAAATTCATTATTTTCTAAACCTGGTAGAAATGTTTTCTTTAATTTCTTAAAGAACTCTTGAATGAATAAAACAGATAAGTTTGTAACTTTCGCTCCAGTTGTATGAGAAGCACTATCTGTTTCATCAAAAACTAAACTCTCTTTGTTTACATCCAATAAAGATGAACTAACTCCAACATTATAACCACTTATTCCACTGAATCCACGAATACAACCTGTAAATGTATTAGTAGTAATACCAGTATAAGATATTATTTCATCATTAATCTTGAGTAAACCATACTCTGAGGGGAAACCTTTAGTGCTAGGGACAGATATAGTAGTATCTGTAGAAGATACATCTGCTGTCGTTGTAGTTACACCTACAACAACTTCTGGAACAAGGTTATCAACTTTAAGATATTGATCAAAGTTACTGATTAAATCAGTCGGACCACCTTGATATTCTTGAGAAATATAATATTGCTTAAAAAATTCAACTGCATTAGGAAAATCAGTTAACACATATTCGGGTAACTGATTCTCAATAATAGTATTGACTTGTATTCTTTTGTCAATTTGTGACATAAATTATTTCCTCTCTAAGTCTCCATTTGAGTAACTTGAGGTGTAGTAGTCTCGTGTAAATACAACTCCTGAAACATCTTCACCTGATGCGATTACGTCTTTCAATGTATTTATTGAACTACTTGAAACATCAAAATTTAGGTATAAATCCTTTAACCCTACAACATCATTCGATTCTGGGAATGCCTGAACTTGAATTATGTTATTTTGATTCACCGTAGAAGTTATATTGATAGTATTTAATAGTATTTCACCTTTTTTATAATCAACCCCACCTGCTTCTTTAATTAAAACAGTTTGTTCATTCTTATCATTCTTTGTAACAACACTGATAGTTCCTTTATTACTACCATCTAATCCACCTGAAGAATTTTTATTTGGTATATCTGTAAGATATGCAATCTTATTTGATCCAGAAACTGTAAATCCTGTACTCTTAATATTATATCCAGCAGGATTTATATTGAAACGATTACCATAACATAACTCATATTGTGCAAATTGATTCAATAATGCCTTCAGGTCTCTACGAACAATGACTTTTGTAATATTAGAAGTGATTCCATTATCAACACGGTCTATGAGTTGATTTATTTTACTATACTTAAACCTGCCACCAAACTTATTAATCTCTACATTGTTTGCATATTGACTTAATGCAGATATAACATCTGTTCTTAAACCAGTAGCAGAAGCGATTTGAGCAGGATTATAGTAAATATTAGTATTAATTTCTACATATAGTATTTTTAAGTCAACAATTTCTGAATTAATACCAGCAATAGCGTAACTCTTCAACTTATTCTTTATCTGAGTTTTATCAAAATCAGATACAAATGTTCCATTTTTTGGTTTAATACTTATCTGAACTTTACCAAATTGTGGTGGGTTAAGTTCTTCTCCTCCAACTACTGATACAGACTCAGTTTGAGGGAAGATTGTTTCGATTATTGCTTCATAATCTCTTGGTGTAACTGCTCTATATTGTGCTGAGTAGAGACGAGGAGCGAAATACTTAATAGACGACACATCTTCACTTTCTGCACCATTAGAAGCGTTTCTGACGGTAGTAACATCAATACTCTCAGATGGTGTAAACAATGCTCCAGCATCAGTTATGAATGAACCTTGGAAACTAAAGTTACTTGGACCATTACCTGACTCTCCATCAGTTACAATGTAAGTTGCAGTGATGACTGAACCATTTTCTAATTTCTTACCAAATAATCCATCACCAAACAATATTTCATAACTTTCGTCCTGAACCTCTTGAGTCAGATAGATTTCAGAGTTCTTATTTAATTTTAATATATTATCTACTTGTGAATATTTACGTCCTAGTCCTACATCTCCTGTTCCCTTTACATAAACTCTTAAAGTTGATGTATCAATGTTAGGATTATTAATTATAAACCTCTGATCAACAGAAGTATCTACTGCAAAAGTCCTTGAGAGGTATGTGCCCTCATAAACAAGAATTTCAGAATCAAATTGAGCAAAAGAAGTGCCATTAACATCCTTAACTCTGGAAGAAGTAATATCATCAGGTATAGAAAAGGTAAAAGTTGTATTTTGGACTGCACCAACAGAGACAAGTCCTGAACGTAGTGTCAAGAACTTAGGAGTCGAGTCATTCGTTGTTCCGAGATTTACATCACTTATCTTAATTGAAGCGACTGCAGCGGTTTTAGAGCGTGGAACATAACCTATATTTCTTGCTAATGAAACAACGTTCTCACGAATTGTCGCAGAGTCTAAAAATGACTCATTAGCAACTAAATTCGAGTTGAATGCATTAATATAGGTATTATATGCTAAAGTATCAATTAGAACAGAGAAGTTGGCACCCTCAAAGTCAAAATCAGTAAAATTGGAATTTGCACGAAGGAAATCTTTAATCTGAGCTTTGATTTGATCAAAGTCTAATGTGTTAAACTGTGTAAACGGCATATTATCTCGTTGGTTCTAATATGAATGTGAATGATTGAATCGGAACATCAAGTCCTCTTATCTCAAACAATACTTTGACCTCAAATGTATTGGTATCGGGTGTTGCATTTACCTCAACACCAATATCAGCGACTCTTGGTTCAAAGTTTTTAATCGTATTTCGTATTTGGTCTTCAATAATCATCGTTGTTGAGGCAGTAAAGTTGTTAAACAAACTGTCACGAATATCTGTACCTAACAAAGGGTTAAAAAACCTTTCTGTTGGGATAGTTTCAACTAAATTACGAACTGATCTGACAATTGCTCGCTCATTTGATAGCACAGGAAGGTCTTTTGTCACTGGATGCGGTGAAAAAGAGAAACTTATATCCTTAAATGCCCTTGATTTGCGTTGAATCGCCATTATTGATACTTTTAGATTTATTTATACCCTATCTTGCATAATCATTCATCACATAATCATCACTATCGAAGTATTCAAGCAACCACCACGCTACTTGGCGAGGATTTTTGTTACCACAAGTGAAAATATCGACTGCTACACACTGTTTTTCTGGCCAAGTATGGCAACATAAGTGACTTTCGGCAAGAGTCACGTTACAAGTCACTCCATAAGGGTCAAATTGATGAGTATATACGTTCAACACCTCTAAATTTTCAGTTTTACAAGCACCAACACACTTTTCTTCGATTTTTTTGATATCATTTAACTTATCAAAGGGTACATTATACACTTCAATGAGTAAGTGAGTGCCCATATGAGCATTTTTAACGTGTTTTTTTGTCATCAAGGACTCCGTAATCATCTTCTAAGACCTCTTCAAGGTAATTTTGTTCCCAATGGTCGTAATAATTGGTTTTTGCCAACTTTTTTCGTGCTTCAGTCAATTCTTGTCTGGGTTGGCATAGCACTAAATTATATTTTCCGTTACTTGTTTGGATTCCTTGTATGTATGTCTTGGTTTTTCCGTGATCTGCGATGAATTTATAGTCTGGATAGTTCCGATTATAGTCATCAACAGCATCATAGAGAAATTGAGCATCCATATCGTCCTCTACAACATGAATTATAACATCGAAATCAGGATTTGGCACGATTTGACATAATTTAGTCTCCTCAATACGAAAATTAGCACCTGACGCATAAGGACAGATGCTAAAATTACCAAGTTCTGGTCTAATTTTAGATAATTGACGTATCCAATGTAGAATATAACTATTTTTTGTCTCGTTCATCGGGTGTTGTCCAGAAATAGTCATCACAATCTCCCAATCTTCCCCACTTGACATCATTTTCAACCTCAAAGATGCGTGTTGATACCTTAAAGTCAGGTATTTTCACTTCTTCAGGTGTCATTGAGGTGTCATAGATGCGACAACGGTTGTTTGGATACAATGCAAACTGCCCATTTCGTAATTCAACAAGGTTAAATGACTTATGTTCATCAGGCATCTCACTTGTGGAGGCATCAATCTGGTCAAAATCACCGTGATAGTTATCTAAAGTGCAAATATACTGCCCTTTTTGGTTTCCGAAGTGTCTTGTTCGCAGTTCCCACTCCATTGGAGCAACAAATTGCTTGACAACGACTGTAAAATCATAATCCATACAGTTCCAGAACTGTAAATTGACCAAATCCATATCAGGGTCTGGTGTATCAGGTCTTGATAAAAAGGCAGAGAT